GATGCAGCACTTGCTCCTGAAGCACCAGATGCTCCGCTAGCTCCACCATTATCCAAGAACGTGGTAAATCCAACAGTATTTGTTCGAACCGTCGGATTATAACTGCCATAATATACGGACAACGTATTCGCGTCATTCTGCATGGTCGAAAACGACGACGTATAATACACATAACAATAATATGTTTGACCATCCGGAAACGCAATGTTTCGAAATCCCGACGTAACCGTCGAATCCGTTGTTAAAACGATCCCCGTAACCCAGTTCAAATTCAGCGCATTATTCGTCGGATTGTATTTGAACCACTGATTCAGTTCCGACGCATTCTGCAACCACACCGTCGTCATGGATCCGCCCAGATTCGCCGTAACATAAGCACTGAACGACTTCATATACGGCACCCGCATATTCATCATATTCAATTGATATTGTGTTGGATAATCCCAAGAAAAATACATATACTGTCCGGCATATTGCACTGGATTAAACGTGACTGTCGCATTGTCTACCATATACGCGACAAACGACGTGCTCAAGAGAGCCGCGTTCAACCCGACAAAGGCGGATTTCTGATTCATTGTAACACTGAATTCGGTATCGTCAAACACAATCGATGTTGTCTCCGACGTGCTCTGCAACGACGTTCCCACATAGATGGCCGATCCTTGTCCGACGGGACCAGTGTCTCCCTTTGATCCTGTGTAACCCGTATACCCCATAGGACCTGTGTCACCTTTTGTGCCCATTGCGCCTACGGCGCCGGTAGGTCCCGTGTCTCCAGGAAATCCGTCATCTCCCTGTGATCCCTGAATACCGGGTGGTCCCGCTGGTCCAGGAACCATGGATGGCATGCCCGTTGCGCCTTGTGCGCCCGGTGATCCGGTTTGACCCTGTGGTCCAGTATCACCTTGTGAACCTTTGCCAGTAGGACCTTCAGAACCGGTCGCGCCTTGTGCTCCCGTTACGCCCTGTGATCCTTGTGCGCCTAGACCGGTTGGACCGGTGAATCCAGTTGCGCCTTGTGATCCAGTGGATCCAGGTAATCCAGTGACACCTTCTGCGCCTTGTGAACCTGTTGCGCCAGTAAATCCTGTAGATCCGGTTACACCTCTAATACCTCGTGCGCCTGTTACGCCTTGCGCACCCTGTGATCCTGTAGCACCATCATTTCCTGTAAATCCGGTGAATCCGCGTAGGCCTCTTGCGCCAGTCGGACCTTCCATACCCGTTGCGCCTTGTGCGCCTTGCTCACCGGTTGCGCCTTGCGAACCGGTATCACCATCATTTCCTGTAAATCCGGTGAATCCGCGTAGGCCTCTTGCGCCAGTCGGACCTTCCATACCTGTCGGACCTTGCGCACCGGTTACGCCCTGTGTTCCTTGTGCACCCTGTGATCCTGTAACACCATCATTTCCTGTAAATCCGGTGAATCCGCGTAGGCCTCTTGCGCCAGTCGGACCTTCCATACCCGTTGCGCCTTGTGCGCCTTGCTCACCGGTTGCACCTTGCGATCCTGTAGCACCATCATTTCCCGTAAATCCGGTGAATCCTCGTATGCCTCTTGCGCCAGTCGGACCTTCCATACCCGTTGAACCTTGTGCGCCGGTTACACCTTGTGTTCCTTGCGCACCGGTTGCGCCTTGATTACCTTGCGAACCGGTTGCACCTTGCGATCCTGTAGCACCATCATTTCCCGTAAATCCGGTGAATCCTCGTATGCCTCTTGCGCCAGTCGGACCTTCCATACCTGTCTGACCTTGTGCGCCCGTCGCACCAACTCCTCCTGTCATACCTGTTGGACCAGTTACACCAGTCGACCCGACTGCTCCTGTAGGCCCATAGCCGGTTGGACCCGTTTGACCCGTCGGACCATCGATACCGTCCAAATTGACTACAAGATTATACAGGGCAAGCGATCCGAACCCTTGCATATTTACGATTCTGTCCAACACCAATGTTCCTGAGGACGGCCCTCCGGTATAGCTTTGGACGCGGGCCTCAAAGGATCGGACTAATGGAGCCGCTACGTCGGCCACATACACCGATATCCCTTCACGATACGCCAAATTGGCGTCCACGGTCATCGTAATCGTCGTAATACTACTCGATACTGCTACACTGAATGCATTCGTCAAGTATTTGTCGCCCGGTGCACCCGTCTGACCAGTCGGACCCGTTTGCCCTGTCGGACCCGTTTGCCCAGTCGGACCGTCGATTCCATCCAAATTAATCACTAGATCATATACCGCGGATGATGCGAAACCTTGCATATTCGCTATCGTGTCCAACACAAGCATTCCGGCAGAATAACTCTGTACACGTGCTTCAAACGATTTCAACAATGGATTCGCCACATCAGCCACATGGACAGAATTACCCGCGCGATAAGCCAATCCAGTGTCGACCGTCATCGCAATCGTCGTTATGTTCGCAGAAACCGTGACGTTCGACGCGGACGTCAAATATTTATCACCCGGAATACCGGTTGCGCCTTGACCCGTCGGACCTGTAAACCCTGCTGGTCCGAGTTCGCCCGTCGGACCAGTGACTCCCGTCCATCCAGTTAGGCCGGTATAACCTGTGTCTCCTTGCGCACCCGTCATCCCTGTAGGACCAGTAGGACCCTCCCTTCCAGTTGGGCCCTCTCTTCCAGTAGGACCCTCCCTTCCAGTTGGGCCCTCACTTCCAGTTGGGCCTTCTGTCCCCTGTGCACCCGTAAACCCCTGTGTGCCCATTAAGCCTTGTGGTCCTGCAACGCCTTGATTACCTTGTGCACCCTGAGATCCGGTGTCACCCTGTGGCCCAAGATCACCCTGTGCACCTTTTCCCGTCGGTCCTACAGATCCCGTCGGTCCGATAGGACCCGTCAATCCGCCGCTTCCATTGCCCTGAGGGCCCGTGGCGCCATAGCAGAAAATATTATTCAGATTGACATTGAATCTGCTCGTAACCGTTGTCGCGAATCCGTTCGTAAACGTAATTTGGTCTAACAGCAATGTTCCATAAGACGTCGAATCGATATACTGTTGGACGCGCGCCACGAACGTATTCGTAAATGGATCATTTATATCCGTAACGAGGACTGTGTATCCGGGCATGTAATCGAGGCCTGCATCCACGGTCAACGAAATTGGCGAAAACGACGTATTGATCGATGCGACTGACGATACTGTGAAAAAACGCGCAATATACATGGCGCCCGTAGGTCCCAGTGGACCTGTGACACCCTGTTCACCGATTGGACCCGTATCTCCTGTCCATCCGGTATACCCCGTATAACCGCGTTCTCCTATATATCCTTGGAACCCCTGTGCGCCTTGCCATCCTTGTGCACCGCGAGATCCCTGCGTTCCTTGGATTCCCTGTGGACCCATAGGTCCAGTGAAACCGATGCCACCCGTTGGACCCATCATACCGTCCAAATTCACCGTGAAAACGCCGGTAATGGGCCCGGTAAATCCGGCAATGACATATAAATTGCCGAGGACGAGTGTTCCGTAGGAATAATCGCCGGCAACCGTATAACTCGTCACAATCGCTTCCAACAGATTATCTAAATCGGAATATGTGACGACGACGCTGTTCCCTGGAACATACGCCAGATCCGCAGCAACACGCAGAGAAATGGATGTCGCCGTTGGATTGACCGTCGTCGACGCGGTTAGCGACATATACTTGTCACCTGCACGTCCTACGAGACCTTGCGGACCCTGTGTTCCCTGTGGACCGCGTATTCCTGTGGGTCCATCAATGCCATCCAAGTTCACAATGAAAACGGATGATACGCTGCTCGAAAATCCGCTGACGGTTGTGAGTTTGTCTAACACCATACTTCCGGAAGATTTGTTGTAAGACTGAACTCTGGCTTCAAATGAGTTCGTAAGAGGAGCCGCCGAATCCGTCACTACCACGGAATTTCCTGCACAATAGGACAGGTTCGGTTCGACAACAATAGTTACCGTGCCGGTGTTGATCGCACTCGATGTTATCGTTGTTGCGGCAGTTTGCGTGAGATATCTATCTCCTGGACTACCCGTATCACCGGTATACGTGTTCGTGAACCAGAGTTTCGGACCAGACGTTGTCGTTCCGTCGAATTCCTGTGCATACAAATGGCCGGACTGAGTATCTGTTGTGATTCTCCATCCGCCGATATTGACTGCTGGAACAGACAGACCGACATCGTTATAAACGCCCTGTCGATTACTCGTAACATTCACTGGAGGCTTACCACTACTCGAATTCAATGGTAGGTTCGCACTCATATATATTTAGTCATACAAATATTTGTATGACAAAACGCCGAGTGTTTATCTTCCGAATTTACTAAAATCCGCTGTTACGGGAACAAAGTTTCCACCTTTAGATGATAATGCTCCATAATACGAATAGTTGTCGATGGGTGCTGCTCCGCCTTTTCCGAGAGTGCTGCCTGAAACGGATCGTAGACCACTCAGGTCTCCTCCTGCAGCAGATCCATCGACACCTACTGTGCCACCGAGACCGGCAACTCCTTTACCGAAATCGCGCAACAATCCGACGGCACCTCCCACAGTGTCTTTCGCCAATCCGACGGCACCACCCACGGTCTCTTTCGTTAAGCCAACAGCACCTCCTACGGTCTCTTTGGCCAGTCCGACGGCACCTCCGGCTGCGTCTTTGGCGAAATTTTTCACTCCACTTCCAGTGTCTTCCAAGAATTCGCCCACATTGGACGGATTACGATCAGAACCGCTGCCGCGTCCATCAGAACCGCTCGTGGTCGTGGTTGTGCTCTTTACAGCAGATCCCGACACATCGGCGGTTCCACTTCCGCCTTGTCCTCCGCAATTTGTACAGACACCACTTTTACCACCATTGCACATTGGGCAACTTGGGCAGACTGGAGGAACGACTTGCGTCTTTAAAATATAATCATTGCTCAAGAACCCGCCGGCACCCATCGTATTGCCCATTCCCATCGTGTTGAAATACCAATACCATTTGCACGACACTTCGTCGCCACATGGATTCTGTCCACCGGAAAATCCACCAGATCCTGCTCCTGGAGGTAGTGTCGGTGCATTCGTCGCTCCAGGCGCGTTCGTTGGTGCCGCCGTCGTTGGGCTGCCCACAGAGAGCTGTCCCGATTCGTCAAACACATATGTTTGTTTGATGGTATAATTGTGTGCAGTCGTAGAAGCGATGAATGAAATGAGCGTCATCTTCATGTAGGACATCACGAGCACCATGCAGTTATTCCCGTCATTCAGGATCGCGGATTTGAGCGTTTGTGCCGACGCGATTCCGCCGAGTTTTTGCGCGGGATTCGAGATCACGCCGCGGCTCCAATCTTCGCGATCATAGACCGCATAGCTGGCCTGGCCATTCGCACCGGCAACGTCAAACAACAAATATCCATTCTTGATATCGTATTTGACCAGATTACTGAGTTTGGTTACGGGGGCTTGTGAGATGTAGCTGTGTTCGGGCGTGACCAAACTGGTGGTCGCCGTAGGCAAGTTCGCAGTCGACGTCGGTGCATTCGTATAGTTCGGCACATTGACTCCCGTATCGGCATAAGTGACCGGTTGTCCTAAAATACCAGTGGTGTCCAACACATAACTAATGACGTTTTTGCCCTTTGTCGGTGCGGCAGTCGAATCGACATTCATGATGTGTACAAACGTATACTGGTTGGCGGAGAAGTAGAAGACCTGATAGGTGTCGGTCAGCGGATTCTTCGTGGTATACGTGAAGTTCGAGATGGAATAGTCGATGCTCGTGGCCTTGCTCTCATACGTATCGTAGGGTTTGACGGATCCGTCGGTATATTTCTGCGTGTCGTAGGCATTGCTATTGGCGAAGGATCGCGGTGTCACGTGGACGGTTCGGATACTAGCCGGTGTGCTCGCGGTTCCACCGCAGTCGACATTACCTTTGGGCGCGGAACCGCGAGAACACGCGTCTCCACTCACTTCGATTAAATTGCCGTTCGCCTTGTCGAAATAGATGCCGTCATACAGATTAATTACGACGTGATTCGGATCGGCGCTATATTGCGGAATATAGGCCGTCCCGCCGAAATTGGCTGTGTTGTTCGGATTGTTAAAGTTGGTAAACGTCTCTTTTGGCGGTTGTTGCGTAAATGCGGATTTTAATGCATTGCCGAAAATGATCGATAGGACCAATACGGCTAATATACATAAAAATAAGACCAGGGGAGTTAATTTTATGTGGAATTTCATTATACTATGTCGGGAGGAAATTTTCCGTTAATAATTGCCGTTTCCGGTTAAATATTGGTTCGTCATGCCTAATGTTGGAAGGGGGGGCGGCGACGTGTTGGGGGCTAATGGCATTGGTGTAACGGTCGTCGTGTTTGCTACATAGGGCACAGTATCTCCTGCGACGGCTTGCTGCGACCGGGTTGAGTCAAACACGAAATAATAGACGGTGTCTGTTCCATTGATTTTGTAGATGACGGGCAGATAAAGCATGCTCTTGGGCGGATTTTCAGGGCGTTCCCGGGTGATTGTGCCGACCGGATTTCGGCCGAAATTCTGGGCGACCATGCTTACCGAACTAGGTTGTAGTGTTAGATTGGCCGTGGGTCCTGGCTCGTTCGTCCCAATCGGACTCGGTTTCGGATTCTGATCTTTGTAATAGACGCCGCAAGATCCGATGCCATTGCTCGTGTTCATCTTCTCGGTGGTTTTCAGGATGAAATCGGAATACGTCTGGTCTTTTGCCGGTGTCGGATCCGTCTTCGAAATCGCGTCGTAGTTCTGTTCTAATATAGCACTGTCAAACACTAAACTTAGATTGGTGATATTGTAGGACGGATCGCTATATGACACGGTGTATCCTAAATTGGAGATGACTGTATTTCTCATTTCGTCCAATGAGATGACGTTTATTTTTATTTTTGTGGGTGTGGGTCCAGGTGTTTGTGTGGGTTCAGGTGTTTGTGTGGGAGGTCCAGGTGATGCAGAGTCTTGCGATCCTTGCCCAGGGTGTCTGCGAAATCCTTCTATTGCGAATCCCTTACTGAAAAATGATCCTAAAAGGATAATGGACAGGATCAACATAATGACCAATAAAACTGTGCGTAATTGAAATTTCATCTACAATATTCCTCGAAAAAAATCGAGCCTCTTCGGCGGCCATTGTCAAACACCATATTTTGTTATGTCCGATATGACTTCGCCTTCACCCCTGATCTATAAAAAAGACCCCGCCTATACGTTCGAAATCGGCCTCGATGAAGCAGGTCGCGGACCCCTCTTCGGCCGCCTCTACGTCGCCGCCGTCGTCCTCCCCCCGGAAGGATTTGCGAACAAAGACATCAAAGACAGCAAAAAAATCAAGAGCGCCAAGAAAATGAAGGCCTGTTACGATTACATCGTCGCCAATGCGGCGGCGTATTCGATCCAGTATGTCGAACACGACGTCATCGACCGAATCAATATCTTACAGGCCGTTTACGAAGGCATGCACCGCTGTATCGACGACCTCTACCAGAAAATCGCCCAATTGAAACGCCCCGAAACGAAAACCCTGATTCTCGTAGATGGAGATAGATTCAAACCCTATGTCCATTTTTGCAAAGAGACCGACACCATACTTTCCCCCGATTGCGAGACCGTGGAAGGCGGCGACAACAAATATTTGTCCATCGCCGCCGCGTCCATCTTGGCGAAATATAGCCGGGACGCCTATATCGCCGAATTGTGTGCCGCGCATCCGGATCTTACAGAAAAATACGGACTAAATACGAATATGGGCTACGGCACCAAAGCGCACATGGCCGGATTAGAGAAATATGGTGTTAGTCCATGGCACCGGCTGTCGTATGCCCCCTGCCAAAGGCATGCCCACCGCTAAACCGTCAGGGGGTTCTAAGAGAACTTTTTTACATCGGCTTGCACCGCGCTCACCACATTTTGTACCGCCGCGGCCACACTCTGTTTGAGCGCAGTAACCGTTGTTTGTCCGGTCGCCAATTTGACGCTGACTTGTCCTACACCATATATTCCTCTGACGACCATGGCGATCGAACCGAAGAAATACTTGAGCATGGTGAGCAAGATCGACACGAAAATGAGTTTGGCGAATATATTTCGTAGCCACAAGACGCCCATGACGAACGACGCCGTAATGACGAGGATCACGGTCGCGTCTATGCCGGCCACATTGGTGGCGACCGTCATGAGAATAAAAATGAGGACCAACCCCGAAAAGATCGTTACAATGAGATACGTTACACCCAAGACTTCTTTGAATGTTTTTTCATCCACTGTCTCATTGGCCATTTTTATATGTCGATAGATTTTATTTCGCCGAACAAGACAGCCACCAGTATGCTTAATATCACACAGAGTATGAACAAGTCTACGCAAATGGCATACGTCTCTGAAATCTCTGGCAACTTGTATACATCAGACAGATCGTCGTCATCTTCCTCCTCAGCGGATGCATCTTCTATCCATTCCAACTCGATGGATCGAACACGATGTCTCAATGCACTGAGCGACTTGGTCGCTTGTGCATTCGCCCGTTTGTAAAATTTTAGTTGTTCTTCCAACACCGAAATGTCGTAATTGTTCGTGTGAATCGCGCTCAATTCCGCATTTATCTTGTCATACAATTCTGTCAATCTGTCGCCGTCCATCTTTTTGTAAAGTCAAACAGACCGAATAAAAATCTGTCGATTTTACAAAGAATGGAAAACAGAATCGTCGTCCGCAATTTTTGGTATGGATACATGGATGGCAAAGATGCATGCAATATCGGGTTCATACAAAAACTGTTCTATTATTCGGATATATTGCGACCCTATGGATTTTCACCGAATGTTGTCGATGGAAATATTCTGTTTGAAGGCCACTACAACTATCAATCAGATCTGCATAAAAAACCGTGGAAATATCGGATCCATTGTTCTCTCGAACCGAATTCGCATTCGCCAGAAGGATATGATCTTGTCCTACACTCCATCTATTCCGACAATATCGTATATCTGCCGCCGTTCGTCTATTACATGAATTCCGTCGACATTAGTCCGCTACGCTCATTCAAACCCCGACGGACGATCCCGCCAAAATTCTGCTGTTTCATCGTGTCGAACCCGTGTTGCGACGCGAGAAATACTATGTTTGACCGGCTAAATGCGTACAAACGCGTGGATTCATATGGTCTCGTAAGGGCAAACTGTACAAGATTCAAACACCCATATTGGTCGAAAGAATTCCGTCAGCTATTGTCTCAATACAAATTTGTCATCTGTTTCGAAAATAATCGGATCGACAGATATGCCACGGAAAAAATCGTGAATCCGTATTTGGCCCGGATCATTCCCATTTATTCGGGGTCTCATGAAACGCTGAAAATCTGGAATCGCGATAGTATGGTGTTTTTAGAACACGAGTCAGAAGAAGAATTCCAACGCGTCGTAGATCGTGTGAAATATTTAGATACGAATGATTCGGCCTATTTAGAAGTCGTGAATACACATCCCATATCATGGGATGAATATGAAGCGAATTACAGTTTGTCTTTGATTGGCAAACAGATTGATGCCCGTCTTTCTGCCGTATCTAGGCCTTAGGCAGAGCCGCCTGCATTCTGTCCGCGAGTAGTGAGTTGTTTAACCATTTCCGGCGAGAGAACAAGTGGGCCGCGCGAATTGGAGAGGCCATAGCTCGTCTTGGCATTCACATCGCCCGTAGCACTGGCAAAGATATCGAGCTGTTTATTGGCGGCGTCCGGCGTACAGAAAACGCCGTATTTGCTAAATGCCGATCCGGCACTCTTGCAGTCGGCCATGGTAGCCCCGGCCGCAATGGGATATCCAACACTATCATCCATCGCGGCGTGCGAATCGGCGGAAGTATATCCGGTGAATCCCTCCGCACTGGCATACGAGTTGCTGAGAGACGTGAATGGAACGACGGCTTTAGAGGAGAGATATAGCACGACCAACAAGACGGCCAATAGCGAAAACACGATCATTAAAACCTTGCCCTTCATATATTCTCTCTTTAGAAATTCTATCTACAGGGGATTTGTACAAAAAGAATTCTGTTGTACAAATTGCGGGGGGGGTTTTAGAATTCTGTTGTACAAATCATTTGTTAGATATTATCGGCGTCGCCGACATCGTTCGATCTACGGCGCGTTTTATTGTTTGCACATCTTCGCTCGGCTGATATGTCACCATCCACCGATTTATGATGGGAATCCATCGATCATAATTCATATACAGACATCCGCATAACACGATCACCACACATAAGTAGTACAAATGTATGTCATCTATGCCCGGCATGATTCCATTCATCTGTGGGATCCGTTGAATTCAGTCGAGATAATCTATCCGATCTTTGAAAGCGACGCCGCCATTCGCCGTTTTTTCTAAATGGGTCCATTCAAAGATTTTCTGTTTGATTCGTTGGTACATGTTGGTAGACTGGTGCCGAATCCATTCGCTTATTGCCACATAATCGACACACCGTATTACGAGCGTGACGGCGATGATCGCGATTAAACCATACAGAATCCATTTTGTCGAACTTGGTTCATGGGATAGTTGTTCGATCGTTGGCGGAATCATATTCGTACAGAAACAGTATAAAATATATTTGAGTATTCTACTAGGAATGATCAGTTCGCAGGAAAGTCTTAATTTGAAGAAGCTCATTCAACAGAGTGGCGACGAATATGTCGATAATACGGAAGAGATACGCCGATTGAAACACAGTCTCCGTCTATTGGACGATATGCGACAGATGGAGCGGCTGAAAGTCGAGAAAAAGGAACTGTTTGAGGACAAACGGACGGAGGCGAAAGAGGAGTTTAGACAATTGGCTGCCCGCTGTTGTCCGTTTTTATTCGAGAAATACACCGATATTTTCAACCGTCTCATTCGCGACGAGCTCGATATTGACATTCTGGGGAAGTTCCTCGGTGTGTTGCACATGATCGAAGAATCGAAAATCAATCAAGAAGAGGGGTCGGTTATTATCGGAAAGCTTCTGAAAGAGATGTACATTGACAGTGCTGTCCGACATGGCAACCATTTGGACGAAGAACACGATGTTCCTGTACAAAAAGTGGCGGGCAAACCGATCAGTTGGGCCGAATGGAAGGCACAGAATACTCAGAAATAAGAATACTCAGAAATAAGAATACCCAGATTCACAGATTCCCAGCCATCAAAAAACAAAAAAATCGAAGAGGAAATAAATATTCATCGTATGTAAATATATACGATGAACTTCTGTCCTGATTGCAAAAATATGCTGTATACCGCTTTAAGTCCAACAGATCTGAATCAATTGGTGCGATTCTGCCGCCAGTGTAGTTTTTCCGAAGACATCACCACTACGGACGGACTCATCGTTCTCAACACCCAATTCAAATCGGAAGAACAAAAATTCAATCACATGATCGGCGAATACACAGTGAGCGATCCTACGCTGCCACGCATGCATGCGAAATGCCCAAATGATAAGTGTAAGACGAACGAACAAGACGCCGCTCCAGCAGAGATCGTATATATGCGCTACGACGATCCCGGAATGAAGTATGTGTATATTTGCAAAGAGTGCAAACAAACGTGGAAGACGGATTCGAAAAAATAGATGTCAAACAGAAAATATGTCGGAGTTGTACAAGATATGAAATTCGTGCCACTGACCGGAATTCCGCCATTGCGGAATCCTCCGCCACCGCCTTCGGCAGAACCCCCGATCAAGAAAGTCAAACACTCTATTTTCTCATGCATCAACCGTCTGTTCGGCTGGATACGCGATCGATATGACGAGGTCCAAGGCGAACACACCGATTATCTGGTAATGTCCGAACCAATATAAAACGATAGTGTCAATGGAATTATGCGCATCTGCTACATTATTCTGACTTGCGAGAATTACCTGAATACACGTGCAAAATGGGTGAGAGAAAATTGTCTGCATTCCGTAGATCCGGCAGACGTATATTTTTTATCGTGTAAAAAAATAGAGCCGAATATTTATGGCTGGGACACGGAAGATAATTATGAAAGCTGTCCATTAAAGTATGTCCGGTTTTTCCAAAACATGACGATCGACTACGATTGGTATTATTTCATGGATGACGACACGTTCATTTTTACAGATCGACTCCAAAAATTCGTGTTGGACTATGACAAAGATAAACCTCTGTATATTGGGCATCGCTGTGAAAATTATTCGTTTCCGATTTATATGTCGGGAGGGGCCGGGTTTTTATTGACGAAACCGCTGTATTTATCGTTGGTCGAATTCATTCGAAAAACCCCCGAAAACGAATTATTGACTGCCAGATTTGGTGATTATTTGATCGGATTATGGTTGACGAACCTCGAAAAAGAAATTATTGTGAATAACTCGTTCAAATCAACGCCGCATACATCCGATGATGAAATCCGCAGTTCGATCAGTTTCCACTATTTAAAGACAGAAGAACAGTTCATCTTTTACAAAAATTCTGCAAATTAATCACCACCGCCCAAAAATCGATGTTTTTCATCTAAAAAACATGGACACTAGCAAAATGGGAATTAAAAATCTCAACGCATATTTGACCGAAAAGTGCAGTAAGACCGCCATTCACAAGATCCATCTCACAAAATTGCAAGACAAGACTGTGGCCGTCGACATCAGTATCTACATGTATAAGTTCAAGGGCGAGGACAATTATATGGAACAACTCTATCTCTTCCTCTCGCTATTCAAATATTATTGTATAACACCCATCTTCATATTTGACGGAAAAGCCCCGCCTGAAAAATGGCGCATTCTGAAAGAGCGATATGCCCTGCGCAAAGAAGCCGAACACAAATACGATCAGATCGTGGCATCCGCCGAAGACGATCTCAGCGAAGACGTGACCGCCGAATTGGAAACGCTCCGCAAACAAATGGTGCGCCTCGACAAGGACACCGTGAAAAACACGAAAGAATTAATGGACGCATTCGGATTCGCCTATTATGACGCCCCCTCGGAAGCCGATCATCTGTGTGCCTATTTCGTCAACACGGGAATCGCGTATGCGTGCATGAGCGACGATTGCGACATGTTCCTCCTGGGCTGTCCCCGCGTATTGCGATGCCTGAGCATGCTGAAGCATAGCGCGATCATTTATCATACAGATCATATTCTGTCGGACTTGAATCTGACGCACGCGGAATTCCTCGAAATCGCCGTGCTGTCGGGGACGGATTATTCGAAATCCGCCGAATCCATGGGAATTGCCGGCATTGCCAATCTGTATCATCATGCGTATAAATCGGGGACGGATCGGTCGATACCGTTCTATGAATGGATGCAGCAGCATCGGTTCATAAGTAGCGAAACCCCGTTTCAAAAGAGTTGTTCGATGTTCCAGATACAAGAATGTTTCGACGAATTCCGAATGAAACAGGCCGAGTTTGCGGGCAACACCAATATCGACGAGATCAAACGGATCATGACGAATCATCTGTTTATCTTTGTCTAACAGATCACATCAGATGGTCGACTTAGTCGACTTAGATGATCGTCGACAAGAAACTGCCGCGATAATCCTCAATTCCGGTATGACACAAATTGATCGTCACATCGATGAAAATATCGCCGCCCAATTTCGACCATCGGCTGCAGAACAGCCAATCCTCCGAATAATAGTGTCCGTCTTCCACACCGCAATCAAACAGCGCATATGCATTCGCATTTTCTTCTGCCCTCAAGAAATTCACGTCGTCCACATATTTCGTCGACGGGAATGCCTGGGTCATCCGTTCAATAACGGATCGCCGGATCATCATGAATCCCGTGGCCAAATGTCGGACACGCGCCAAATTGCGATCGATCGTCAGCATCGAGTCCAGATAATTGATATTATAGCTCAACAGATTGTGTTGGATCATCGACTCGTCGTCAATCATACCGCCCAATTGCGACGCATTCTTTTTCTGGATAAGCGTCTGCACCACATTCGTGTTATACGGATTGTCGGGATCTTTCGCCAGTTTGGCGAAATTATACCTCTTGAGCGGATACACGCCTCCGACCAATTCCTTCTCCGACACAAGGAGTTTTAACAGATCAATCGGATCCCAGGCAATGTCGTTGTCGATGAACATGAAATGCGTGGCCCCTGGATCCGTCATCGCCCGCGCAATCAGATTGTTCCTCGCTCGAGAGACCAAACTGTCATTCTTACAGAATTCCACTTTCAGCGGAATGCCATATCGGCGAAACAATTCCACCGTGTGCATCAGACAGTGCACGTAATTGACGAAACAGGCGCCGCCGAAGCAGGGCGTCAGAATGTAGACCTTCACAGGTCCCTTTGCCAAGAACTCGCCCACCTGTTTTTCGATTGGGTCGGAGGTCGTCGTGGCATTGATCGAAGACGTGGGTTGCGTCGGCTGCGCCGCATATAACTCGGCGCTATCGTCGATGATCTCGTATTTTATATTGTCGTCAGACATATGGAAACATAGACCGATTGGCTTTATGTCCATTATCTCTGTGTATCGATTCGATCGCCCCCCGCCGAAGTGACCAATTTGTGCGGCTTCCCATAGAAGTAAATCAGGTGTTTGACAAGATCGCGATATGCGCCCGTCAGTCCCGAATTCACGTTTTTCGCGTCGCAATCTGCATCCACATCCGACAGATTCGACGCCGATATGACGAGTCCGTAAAACGCGTCGACATCGTAATTGTTCGTGAATACCGACGGATAATTTACGAGGAGTTCGTTGATCGAGTTGTTGTTCGCCACGGGAGTCAATATCGAGGGTATCCAGAGCCCACACCAATTCATTTTGGCGCAGTCGCTGTATTTCCCGCCAGTTTCCGTCTGTGTCCGTGTAACAGTAATATAACACGTGGTTAAAAAGGATTTCAATGCGTCGTCGGTCGAAACGTCGACCGAACTTGGCGGCGCACCGAATGCCGGCGGCGGATCGGTCGGTTTCGGCGTAGTCGGCGTCGGTTTCGAATAGAAATAATACAGATACTTGATTGCATTGTCGACGTCACCCATTGATCCGTTCACCGCCGTCTCAAAACACGTTTGACCTCCTTTATTCATTACGATTTGATTTTTCGGAGGAAGTGTCGTGCCAATGATGTACAAGGATTGTATGATATCAATGTCGAATTCAGTCGCCAGCATAGTCGGATAGGTTTGTTTTAATGCCGCGCGTCCGTCCGTCGTCAAACTTTTGGTATAAATCATCTGCAAATAGGTTGTGAGAGACGTCTGCAATTTGGTGATTTTGTCACAATTCTTCTCTGCTGAAGTCACGTCGCCATACGTGTAATTGATGTAATCTTTGAGTTGTACATCGGTCAATACGTCGACCTCAGATGGCGGTGCGAACCCCTCGACACCTGCGTCTTCATCTCCTGCTTCTTCATCTCCATATTTCATATATTCAATGATGGATAAGATGGCTAATATTACAATTCCAGCGATGATAATATAGATCTTGTTGATTTCTCTCATTTTTATAATTGAGAGAAATTTTTACAACTGAGTTTTTACAACTTACATTCCAAAAAAACATCTGACTCCGGCATTGAAACCTCGGCATCGATTCGTCTTTTTGGGTAAAAATTTTTGTACATTGACAATGGACACTGTCGATTTCGGATACGGTTTCACTGAATTCGTGAAATACTGCACGTCCGCATTCAAAGCCGTCCATAATGGTCGCATCATATTTATGCGATGTTTATTACAAGGATCCCCACGATAAGCCGGATCGTATTGATTCTTCAAATTGTATGCATTCATGTAAATCCGCTTGATCCGAAGATAATCGTCCTGCGTTTTTATCATATAATTGTAGTTCTTCGTCATCGTTTCATAATCCATGAAATACAGGTCAAACAGAATATTGCAAAAAATGACCGGTATAGCGATCGATTGATCGCACTCGTTCATCTTTGCTCGCCATCCATTCCATGATGCTAAAAAATAAATGAGCGCCGAAGGTTGTTTGGTCGGACTCGTCCGCCAATGAAAGGTCGCGATAAATTGATCGATCGCCGTAACAGCCAGTCGATTGCCTTTTGCAGGATAAAGCGTTTTGTAATTTGACAGCATATATTGACACATCTCCTTATGCTGTTGTTTGATTTGCCCTAGCGTCGATTGCATGGATAGGTCAAGCGGGTCGCCTACAGTATCACATTGCGAATCGTCGAACGCTTCTTTGTTAATCCACGGAAATACAAAAAACAGAAGAATTAGAACACATACTGCTACTATCATTCCGACATACATATTGGGACGGTATTTCATTCTACTGTAGAGTGAGATTTTATTGCGCTTCTTCTGTAGACTCGTCTGTCGGTGGTGCCTCCACTCCGTCCATCGCAACGGCCTCGTTCGCCGCTTTCGATTTGGCCACGAAATAATAGACCCCGTCTTCGATCGCCTGCACAATGCTCGAGATTTGCGACGAACACACCGTCTTCATGAGTTGGCCGCACGTCTGGCTGATGTTCTGATTCGTAATCAGATTGTGTGACGACGTGTATATGTTTTTCAGCATAGTGTAATCTTTGGTCCGCCGAATCATTCGCGGGTATCGATTGATGACTTCGTTATACGGCATGAAATAGATGGGACCCAACACCGAAATGAATAAGACCGGATATCCCTTGATCGTATGGCAATTGTCTAAAGTGCCGAGGATTGGCTGGACGTCCAAGAAAAACCGGATGAGTTTCAAGTCCGTGGAAACGCCATTGGGCGTCGCGTATTTGTCCAACAGATCTATTATTTTGGGGTTGTTTTCAGTCTGTCGATAGCGCGAAAGAAATGCCTGATTTTCAGTCAGTTCGTCGCGATTGAAAAAATCGCCGTTGGTTTTTTCTTCAATGGCGAATCCTTCCCTCGTTCGGAGATTGATATATACGATGAAAATAAATAGTATTGTGAGCCAAATCCATGCCATGGCCATTTATATAGACGGTATATTATTTTGTAACATATCGTCTCGAATGTCAGTCTAGAATCCAATGTCATAATTGTCGTCACACAGATTCATACTCTCGTGCTTGATCGCGTGAATGTAATTGTTCAGCCGGATATTGGCCGAAGAACACATGTCCGACATCTGTGCCGCGGCGGCGAATTGCGCCTCAATATCGCGATCCCGATCTTCCGGTTCGACGATCTTCTGTTCGTGCAATTTCGCCATCTCTTTCATATCCATCACGATGCCGAATGCGTTGGTGCCATACAGACCATGTTGTCCGCACATCACATTGGCCGATACGCCGCGCATGGCGTCGAACTCGGCATGTCGCGCAGCATTCAACAGAATCTCTGTATGAACTTCGAAGGTCGATTTCGCGATGGGTCCAATGTCGTCCTTCAGAATACCTGTGCGGTAGATGGGGACTAAGTCGCGGTTCATCGTCATGCGATCCGCCAAGATCGACAGGTGGTGATAGTTCACATAGACGCCGCTAAATTCCATCACCTCATTGATCTCATTGAAGATCATCTGTCGGGCCGCTTCAATGCCGAGCACATTGAACACCTCGCGAATGTCGTTGCTATACGTGCGTCGGACGTCGATGAAATCTTTCGCCAATACGGACAGCAGATTCGATCCGGTCGTGTCCAACACCCATATATCTTTGACGCCGTATTTGCCGTCCTCTTTTTCCAGCATTTCCGGCATCTGCGATTTCATGTTGAGCATTTTGCGGGGGAGCACATTCTTGATTCCGGGAATGCCTCTCAAGACCACGCTATTGAGCAGTGTGTCCTGGAAATTCTTCAATACGTAGATTTCGTCGCTCTGATCCAGCGATGCGGTGGCCGACGGTTTGCGTCTTAAATCCGCGTTCATGCGAATACGGAACACGAGATTGGCGTCGTTGTAGTCCGAGAATACGCACTGGATGGAGGCATTGTGCGATTCCATGAGCGCATAGTGGATATCGTCCATCGTGATGTTCTTTTCCAGGAGGACTTCCGCGTCGATTTCCATGCGGATGATCCATTTGCTTCTGGGCTGGTCTTCGGCTTCTTCGTCGCCATTGCAGTCACGGACGAAGTCTTCGAATTCGTAGAACTGTTCGAGCAAATGTCGGTCCTGTTCGAGCACGGTGGATCGCTCGATCGGGTCGAAACAGATTTGCACAGATTTGACCACGTCGATCAGTTTCGTATGTTCCAACATGGTCGCATACGTTTCCGCGCGTTTCTGGTTCGATTCGTCGATCGGTTTCAAGAAGACGGTGAGGGACGGATTCTTCGGATTTTCTGTTAGACGGAGAATTTCCTTGATTCTGGGGAGACCACGGGTCACATTCGATTTCGTCGAAACCCCTGCAAGATGAAATGTGTTTAATGTAAGCTGCGTCGTCGGTTCTCCAATCGATTGGCCGGCAACGATTCCCACCATCTCTCCCGGATGCACCAACGCCTGTTTATATTTGAGTGTGATGGTTTCCAGAAGCATTTCCAACGCTTTGCGATGGAATCGCTTCACGATGAGCAATTCTTTCGGCGTCAGATAATAGTAATACAAGATCTCAAACAGTTTGTTCGGCTTCGCTCGCGAAATCTTCTGCAGATTCGCAAACGCGGTCTCGATCATTTCGAACGCCTCGAGCGGTGTAATGTCGATCGACGAACGATTGTTTAGTCCGAGCTGTCCCTGGATATTCGATATGATATACGAGAACGCCACGGGGACTTTGACCTGTTCGTCGTTCTTGAATTTGAACACATTTTCGACCAGGATTTTGCGATTGTCCAACATCGTATCAATGTAAGTCTTGCATCGGTCCTGCGTCTCCTGTTTCTGTTTTCTGAGTCGCGCCTGTGCGCCCTTGTCATAAATCTGGGCAATGGCACCGCGCGTATCGTTCAACATCATGTCGTAGTGCATGTAGACGTCTTCGACGGACATGGACACGAGTTTGATGCCCTGGCCCTCGACCTTCGTAGAGTCGAATCCGTCGTCGCCATAGGCGAATTGCACGATCTTGCCCATATTATTTCTAACAGTCATATCGTATTCGACCTTCATGTCTTCGAGACCCTTAATCAGACACCGCTGAATATACCCGGTCTCACTAGTCTTACACGCAGTATCAATGAGGCCTACGCGGCCGCCCATTGCATGGAAGAACAGATCCGTCGCAGTGAGTCCCGAGATATACGAATTCTCGATGAACCCGCGCGCATTGGGCGAGTCGTCGTATTTCCAGTAATGCGGCAATGTGCGGCTGTCGAATCCATACGGGATGCGCTTGCCGTCCACATTCTGCTGGCCCAAACACGAAATCATCTGTGAGATATTGGTGGGGCTGCCTTTCGATCCCGATTTCACCAACATGACGAATCGGTTGTCTTGTTCCAGGCTCTTCTTGCCGGTGGATCCCGCTTGATCCGTCGCCTTGTTCAGAATGCTATTGACGCGCATCTCGAATTCGGCATTGTTCGACGCCGACGTATTGTTTTCGAAGATGCCCATGTGGAGTTTGTCGATGATCGACTGGACTTCTAATTTCTGCGCATTGATAATCTGTATGATTTTCTCCTGAGTGGTTTTGTTGGCAATGAGATCGCTCACACCGACACTGAATGCCTTGCTTTTCAGATACTCGGTGATGATGCTCTGGAAATGGTCGATGAAATTCGACAGCGTCATATTGCCATAATCATTACAGATACGGTGTAGGATCTTTCCTAGGACGGACTTTTCAAACTGTCCGCGCATATAATGGCCGTCGCGAATCTCGACAATGTGATTCGACGTGGCCGGATCTTCGCCCTCTTCCAAAAAGTCGGTCTTTTGTTTGAATGTCAGTGGCGGCATGATCTGTGTGATCAGATCGAAGTTTGTAAGCCGACCGTGCTTTTCGCGCAGCATGTCTACATTTATGTTGGGGCATCGCATGAGCATGTTCATCGACGTAATTGCGTCGAATTCCATTTCTTCGCGAGTGAATCGGAAGGCGCCCAACATAGAATCCTGGTAAATTCCAATCACTGGAGAGTTGTTGGATGGGCTGACAATCTGCCATGGGATCGCCGCCAAATGTTTTAATTCTGTTTCTGCCAATAAATTCTGTGGCATGTGCATATTCATCTCCTGAATAAGTTTTACAGACTGCTGCACACACGCAGTCACCTGATGCTTTCACACCAGGATCGGACTATATCTTGACTCACATCCGGCTGATTTGGGCCTTCACATGTGAACCGCGAGCGTTTAGTCTCTGAACATTCTCCATACTCTAATCAAACGAGATTAGGAGCTTTGCTGCTGATTATCCAATCCATCAACATTATCACTATACCCGAGTTAGTTCTCGGCCATCTGTGCGTTTCCTACACAAACTTAGTAGTTGAGGCTCTAAGGAGTTTCCAGCAATTTGGACGCGTTGCTATTCGATGAATAACTAGAGAGTTATATCTAGATAGACATTACACTGTTTTCCCCACTAAGTATTGTCTATAACTTAATGAGCAGCTCCCTGTTGAAGACAAGATCTATCTCCATCAAAATCCGCATTGTAAGGTTTTGTTACGGCAACGTTAAAGCGGAATGTGTCGCCCTGCTTCATCACCTTGACGATATGACACATCATCGACATCCGGTGTAAAGACGGCTGACGGTTAAAGAGAACCGCGTCACCATCCATCATATGTCTGTGCACCGTATCGCCATGTTCCAACACAATCGATTCGCGATCTACCGATCGCAAATTAATCATCTCGCCATTCCGCCTTTCCACCGTCTTTGCCCCCGGATACAATTCCGGGCCATTCTGCACCAGTTTCGTCAAATAATCGCGATTGCGCGCATTGACTTTCACCGGTTTCGTCAGATTCTTCGCGATTTTCATCGGAACACCCAACTGCTGAATCGACAGATTCGGATCGCCAGTAATGACGGAACGCGCTGAATAATCCACGCGCTTGCCCATCAGATTCCCGCGAATACGCCCCGTCTTCGAATTCAGCCGGCCACTGATGCACTGCATCGGACGTCCGGAACGCTGCGCCATCGGAGCAGCGCCCTTCATCTTGTTGCTATAGATGCTGCCGATGTAGAACTGCAGGATCATCGTCTGGTCGTCGATAATCTTCGCATTCGCATTGTTCTTGATCTTCTCCATCAATTCCGTGTTGGTCTTGATGATATTTCCATAAATATGGGTAAGATCGTCTTCCGACCGCTGTTGCGCATCGTGTTTGACCGATGGACGCACGGCAGGAGGCGGCACGGGCAACACTTGCAGAATCATCCATTCAGGGCGCGACCACACCGGACTCAATCCCAAGAATTGAATGTCTTCGTCGGAAATGCGGCGGAAGATCTTCAACACAATTTCCGGCGTCATTCGCAACGTGATCTTGTTACTAGTGCCCGACGAAACGTTATTCCAAACAGAATGCAATTTGTCGAAACTCTCGTGTAAAACGCTATCCGGCTGTTTGAATCCGCAGCCGTCTTCTGTGGCCTCGCCACACCGCTTTACACCGCTCGCAACCGACATCACATAATCCCACCTCTTGTTGGCCGGCCACGTCATAATATGATTGTGCTGACTCTTTTTGACCAAGAGCTTGCTGCATTTCATACAGACGCATTTCAGACAACCGATGATGGTTTTGATGTGCTGGAGTGCGAATACTGGTCGAGCGAGTTCAATATGTCCGAAATATCCCGGGGTATCAATATACGTATGACCATCTGTCGGACAAATGAGTCCAGGCTCCAACACACCCATTCGCGGATCTAACAGACCGCCAATGACTTGCTTGCCATTTACAGATGTCTCTCGCGAAGTAATTTCGGCGACGGAATTTCGTCGGATTTCTTCGGGAGACAACATACTAAATTGTATGCCAATAATTCGGGATGGATTCTCTTTTGACAACATATTATATAAACGCTAGATATAATCTGTTTAAAGTTTTATATTGTTTCTTCGATTTTTTGAATTGGCTTCTTCTTTCGTGTAACGGTGCGCTTCACGCCTTTTTCCGCGGCTTCCTTTTTCAATGCAAACTTTTGGCGATAGGTTTGGATGCATTTTTTCCGTTGCTCGGCCAACTTTACATATTTTGCCAACATTTTTGTGGGTGCCTTTGTAACTGCAGGTGCTACAACATGTTTTACCGCAGGTGATTCTACCATAGGTTGTACGGAAGGTTCTACCGCAGGTTCCAGATTTGCTTTCGGTTTTGTCTTTTTGGTCTTTTTTTGTGGTTCTTGTACATCTTCAACAGCATTCGGTTCGGCCAAAGGCACATCCTCCTTTTTGGCCGTCTTTTTCCCGGTTTTTTTGGCCGGTCCCTTCGGGACAGTGGACCACATCGCCTTTTGTAAAAAATCCTGTATGAATTCCCGCGTAAGAGCTTTTCTGGCGACCCCCATCCCCCGTTCAGCGATTGTCTTACACTTACTATCATTCCGTTTGCACCATTCGATCTTTTCGACGAGATCCGACAAATCCGATTTGATCGAAAGATAGTGTTTGCCCGCCGTCAAAAACGAATCCGCCCACGACGTATACTCACTTTCCACGCGCAAAATGAGCGATCCTGATGCCATCGTCGTCAGCAGACGATACGCGTTCACATTTCCGTCCACATGCACAATATATTTGTACAGACTCTGCTGTTCCATCGACATGAACGACCCCGGTTTCTGTCCAGTGTTCATCATGCCCAGACCAAGTTTCGGATCGAACTTGACAGATTTCGAATCGATCGTCGCTCCCTTTCCCGTGATTTCGGCGTCCAACAGATCCGATTTCATCGCGGCCAATTTGAGTCGCTGATTCGTCTCCGGCGTGAATCCACATCCCGATGGCCCGCCGCGAAACACGGCTTTCGCGATCGTCTTTTTGGACCATTCCGTCGTAAACTCCGGCAAGGATTTTCCCAGTGCGACAAACACATCGTCATAATTGGGAATCACGACATCGCTGTATCCCTTGGCCCCCGATGTGCTGAAGATCGGCAAAAATGTGCCCTTCGCATATTCGCCTAAATCCGCGTTTCCCATTGCATACGGGAACGGGTGTCGGCGATCGTCGCGCAGAATAACAGCATCTGTCAGATTAAAGATGAAAACGCCGTCGGGCAGATTCATGTCTCGGATCAGCTGCATGTATTCGTTGTTTTCCACGTCGTTCGAGTCCGTATACGGCTTCAAAATGCATTGCATGATGCGGAAGGGTTTCATGAGGAAAGACGCGACGTAGCCCCGCTGTTGCGTCGTGAGCGTGCGATTCTTTTGCAGACTGTCTTTCAATGCCTTTTGCATTTCCGGCGAAGTCTTTCCCGGGATCAATTTGTACATCGTCTTCTCGCCGTCCTTAATACAGACCATATAGCACTGATGCGAGAGTTTGTCAAACAGATAATTTAGTGTGGTTTGTATTGAAGCCTCGGTGATTTCCCATGGGCCGCCTCCTGATGCGGCCCCGCTTTTGGTGCCCGCACACGATGTGGCTTTGGAAATGGCTTCAGATTTGGAACGGATGAATGTGGATTGCATATCTACTATATGTGCCCATATTTTCTGTGGTGTGATAATGGACGGAGGGTCCATAATCAACCTTCTAGATATAGATGGCCGACGACAACACCGACTCCGCATGCTTATACGCGTCGATCAGTGCCGATTTCATGTATTGCACTAAAATGCTGTGGCCTTCGAATATCTGGTCTCTCTCTAAATATGCGAACCACTGATATTTCGTCCGGTGCAGAATTTCGTGTTGGTCGATATAAATGCCGAAACAGTCGGGGTTCAGCAAGAGCGGACTCTCTTCGAACAAATCCTCGATCAAGATCGGCTTATTATTCGTCTGTTTGACTCCCACGAGCGTGCCGTCGATCAAGAGTGCGCGTTTGGCAGTGATCTGCTCGTCCCACCACTGGTTTTTCGACCCCGTGAAGGTGGCGACCTCGTTGAAATGGCCGCCGCCGCCCCTCTGTGCGAGCTGTTTGAGTCCCTTGATGTAGTCCAACACGGCGAAATTGTTCTTGGGTGCGCCCATAATGTATGCATTGGGTTCGAATTTCGATCGCGGACCCGCCGACGAAGTATTGCACGATCGGTTCACGCGTTCGGCGACGAAGACCTTGTTCTGGTTGACGGCGGTCTCGTATAATGGGAACAGAGTGTTGAGACAGAGGAAAGAGTTGGGGATCACGACGCCACCGTAATAGTAGACGAGCTCCGCTAACGCGATTTCGCGGTATTGGGTTCTGGCGGGTTCCGCCATGAATCGCAGGTCCATGTCCCACGTGGGCAGCAGCTTGTTGAAACTCTCGTCACTGATCAGACAGATGTGGAAATCGTCGCCGCAATGGTCGATGATACTCTTGATACAGACATGGATGTAGGCCATGTTGAGATCCGTCGAATTCTTCGAGTAAAAGTCGAACCATTTTCGCGCATTGATTTCGTAGGCCGTATGAATCCAGAGTTTGGGCTTGTTATATCCGTAGAGGGGCGAATCGTTCAACAGATATTTCTTGACCATTTCGTATTGGGCGTCGTCTTCCATGGTTTCGATCTTTTTTCTGGCGACTCCGCCGACCAATCCGACGACAGCTAAAACACCAATGATACCGGCATATTTCCACAAATTCTTTGAATCGAGCATTATACTATGTTTATATATTCTTCGTCGATAAAGTCTTTATACAGATATTGTGTAAATGCTGTAATATTTGTTCGCGCAATATTTGTGTTCGATCTCGATCGGAATGTCCAACACATTACATAATTGTCGGATGACCGTACAAAACCGCGTGTATGTCTCTGTCCGCAAATATTTGCGCTTGGCCACATGGTAAAACGGTTCCAGTTCGGCGAAATCATAGCCGTGGAATTGGAACCGTTTGTATGCGTCGTGATCGACGACGTATCGGAATTCTGGCTGCACTTTTTCAGGCCCTTCTTCAAGGGCCCGCCCTCCGGGCCCTTGGGCCCCTTCGGGGGCCCCCACCGAAGGTGGGTCACAAATATTCTGTAAGACACGCAATAAAATATCGGCCGGAGGGATTTCTCGAAAGATCTGACTCATCTACTTTCTCACACAACGAGACCATATTTCGTTTTCATAATTAGAGTTTTGCCGGAAAAACATAAAAACATTCCGACTGTCTAAATAAATGCCCGCCAAGCTAACATTATTTACACCATTATGCATCCAAGGATCGACTGTGCCACCTGCGAACAAAATTGTCATTATCCGCTATCAAAAGATCGAAGGAAAACAGTGTTGGCAGATGATCGAATGGGATCTCCAAACGAACACGTTCGTTGCCGGCCAATGGCTCATGAACAAGCAGCTTTTCATCCGCGGTTGCGCCATTTCGCCTTGTGGCCGGTATTTCTACTGGATCTACAATCAATTCCAATCGCGGACGGAGGTGGCCGTAGCGGGGATCAGTCCTACACCCTATTTCAGTTCGTATTATTATGGCACGGCCGTCATCGGCCGGACGAAGACGGCAGGCTTTACCGCCGATAGCGTCCCCGTCGACATTGGTGTAGGACTTTGTCGAACAGAAATGTGCCCGATCGATATGTGTATGCCCGTTTCAGGCAATGCCGCTTGCGGCGGCATCGTTGGCAACGGTTGGTTGTGTGACTCGAAATCGCCGGAAGCGACAGTGGCCGGAGCGACCATTCGGTTGGAAGATTACCGGATTTTGCTGAATGGCGAGATTATATTCGATTGCACGGATTCGGCCTTTGAAAATGTGAGTCCGCAATACGAGCACTTGGTCGGAAAACGCAAACGATGAAAAAGCGAAATAAAAACATTGTCCTACAGATCATATAGAATGTCGAGATCGATCGCGGCCATTCTAGTTTTGTGGGTTCTATTGAAACGGACATCCAACCAATGACAACTTTCATAAAAATTGTCATTCATATAAAAATCGATCACTATATCTTGTTAAGGATTAATGCACGCCACTATGGAATATGCGACAATCCTCGATTCTGATAAACAGGTGAAATCTGTCCGACGAACCATCCAACTCGGCGACGTCGAGTTCAACATCGCGGATTATTCTTTCCGTCAAAGTCATACAGAAGATAAATTGTATGCCGATCCGATGTATCGTCTCTTGGTCCCAAGAGGATGCTGTTTGACACGCGTCGGAGACCGGCTCGTCCACGTCCTGGCCGGCCATCCCAAATTCGGATACGAGGGCGATTACTACGACCCCGAATATCCGCCCCTCGTCTTTACGCGCATCTACACGCGAAAAGAAAATGGGCAATGTGCCCACATATCCGCGTTCCGGTTTGCCGATCAGACCTACCTCGTCATCGGCTCGAAAAACGTGCACTTGATCGTGCGAGAAACGCATTTTCTCGAAGATGTCCAACACCCCATTTATCAAGAGGGTCGATATAGCGCCGCTACAAACATCGCCAATTTACTCTACTCTGCCTATGCGAGTAAGATTACACGGATTGCGCGATTCTGTATAGAAAACGCAACGACCTTTTGTTGCGAGGCCATTTTCAGAGAGGACCAACACATTGTCGATTATGCGGGTGCCGAGTCGCTCCGATTCTTCGCCATCACCTATCGACGGCCCGCCATCGAATCGCCCCTTACATGGTGCGGTCCGTTACAGGCCATCGACATTTTCAAGGGCATGGAACTCGATACCGTATGCGAATATGGGATCTTCGACGACGCGGTCTCCGACCGAATTCGACGCGAAGAGAATTCCGAAGGCGCCGTCGTAACCTGGCTGGATGCGGATGGGAATGCAGTCTACGTATATAAGCACAAGAATGACACGTATACGTTTTTGCGAGCCGTCCGCGAACAGATGCGCCATCGTGCGCCGAATTCCGCGATTCAAGCCCGTATCGACGGCCTGCATTTCGTCCACGAGAGAAAGGCCGAATTGACGGATTGGGCGATGCGATTCAATCGCTATTATGCGGGTCTATGTGAGACAGAACGCGATGGATTCTTTACCCACTGGGTCGATCATGTGAAGCGGTTCAATGAACTGCCTCCAATAGAGGTCGACAGCGGGGACAGCGGGGATCGTCTAACAGTCATTCTCATGGTGGGTGTCCAAGGATCCGGCAAGACGACCGTGGCCTGTATGATCCAACAGAATCTCATTGCGAAATCGGGATTCGCCACCAACGACGTTGTACATTTGGAACAAGACATGTTCGGCGGAAATCCCAAATTGTATCACGGCGAAATCAAGAAAACGGTCCAAAAGCCCCACGTGAAATTCCTGATTCTGTCGAAAATGAATCATACACAATTTATTCGAAAAGGCACCCGGCAAATTATCGAGGCCGCCAACGCGGACCGCCGTCCAATCCATTTCCAATACGTTGTGTTTGACCTCATGCCCGTCGACTTCTATGTCGATCGCGTCAAGAGTCGCGGTGATACGAGTTCGCTCACGTATACTGCCGATACGCATTCCATTGTAGAAAGCACACTGGCCGCGTATGACCCCGTGGAAGAGGTGCCTCGCCTGAGTGTCCGTTCGGACGACAGCCTACAACATATCATGACACAGGTGTTTGACTTTATCCAACAGCCAATTCCTTCGGCATTCGACGAAGTCGCGCCTTTGGTAAGGTCGTCGCATGGGCTTTGCCAACGGAAGAAACCAACCCCGCATTACGACTGTATAAAAATAAACGCGGCCGATATTTCGCACTTGATCGACGACTCCATCCTGGGACCGCGCGTCGTGCGGCCGAGTTTCCACGTGACTCTCCGATACTACGAGGGGGGTGCAGCCATCGATGAGGACTTCGTCGAAGGCCAGCCGACGCCAATACGTGTGTTGGGGTATGCGATGGACGAAAACTGCATTGCATTCGTTTGCTCGATCGATCGGCCCATAGAAGAAGGCCGTATACCGCACATCACGTATGCGCTGACTCCCGGAACGTCGGCTGTCCATTCCAATAATATTGTGTCTGACACCTCGAAAATCGTGCAAAGCAGTCCCTCCCTTGGGAGGGCTGCGAGCCTTGTGCAAAGCAGTCCCTCCCTTGGGAGGGCTGCGAGCCTTGTGCAAAGCAGTCATGCGAGCCTTGTGCGATTCGAAACGCCGATTCAAATCATGGGAAAAACATTGCGCGTAAACAAATGAACTTTATCGTTTATGTACAAGTATATGGAAGATTTTATCGAACAAAGTCGGCTATCCATGCACCACGACGACAAACCCACGAAGACGTCCAACACAATGGAATTGTTGGATAGAGAAAAGTCCCCCAAAAAATGTCAAACAGAAAATTTAGTTGAAGATTTTTCTCCAACGTACAAAATATACATTGCCGCGAACAATTCCACTTCCGTTGCCTCCGATCGTGAGCCCTCCACCAAGACCAAGCCTAAGCCCACCATCTGAGAACATTTTTAATCATCCCGAGAAATACGTATTCTCATACGCGGACGACCCATCCAACAATAATATTCTGTCATACAAATCATGATCTGGGAAAATCTGCACATATATCTGTTCCTCCTTTCCGTCTTTATTTTCGTAGGAACATTTGCCTATATCAAGCTGACCTATCCATTCTGGAGCTGTCAGCCAGTCTATCACACATATGATATTTGGAGACATTTAGCGACTTCTCCCGGGATCATCTCCGTCCAGAACCGTCCCACCAAATTCTGCGATTTCCGGAAAGTCGCGACCGAGGATTATTTAGATTCTGATAGTGCGTCGATCGATGCCGCCGTCGATTTGCTGCAATGTTTCTTTTTGTCTCAGGAAGACACGATCTACATCGTACATCGGCGCATATTAGACGCTCTCATGACGGGGCATTTACATCCGTCTTACATATCTGTTTATAGGGAGACGCAGTATGCGGGGGGCACCCCCATGAATGGACCCACCACAGGAGTGGACGGGAGTATCACCCAGATCCAGCGTCCCATCGGCGTCGTATTCTCTCGCACATGCACACTGAAAATGGGCGCCCTCCGTCTCGACACATATTATGTCGACCAATATGCGGTGCACCGCGAAAAGGTGCCTGGAAGCGGAAGCCGTGGTCTGGTGCCGGCCCATCACCACGTCGGCCGCGTCCTCCTGCAAACCCATCTGCACAATGTCCGCCGCCTGTCCGAGATAGACACCGCCATCCTGAAAACGTCGGAACCCTATGCAGGTGTCGTCCCCCTCATCACTTTCCCATCTTCTCTCTGCCGATTCATCGAGATTCGCGCGGTCCCCAAACTGCCCGCCCATTTCGTCCTCGCGGCCATTCGCCCAGAAAACGTGCAAAAAGACTGCCTCGATTTCTTGCCCGAATACGAATTCGAGTGTATGACGGGCCTGGGCAATTTGGCCGCACAATTGAAAGAAGGCATCATCTGGATCTACGCTCTCCGGCGCAAAGACCGGTGCTATGCCATGTATTTTTTCCGCGATAGTCGCGTCCAATACGAAAAAACCGACCGAAAAAGCGGTAACGTGATTCTGGAATTGACAAATTCGGTAAAAATGTGTCAATCGGAAGAATTGTATTTGCGCGGCCTCATTCGCGCGCTAACGGACATACAGAATATCAAAAAAGGCGTATTCGAATACATCAGTATAGATCATGTGTCGGACAATGCCGTAGCCGTGGAATACATGCGTCCAAGATTCGTCGAACAGAATTCGAATTATCTGTATTTGTACAACTATTTCATCAGCGGGGTTACGAAACCGGATCCGCGGAATTCGCTGATTCTTCTGTAAAACATGTGAATGTCGGTATGCCCGAAAACATATCGCCGAACCACATATGTTGTTTATACGGCGGATAATAAATCATCGACGATGAAAATGCGAGCCAGCCGATCATCGCCGAAAAACTCCCGTGAGAAAGCACAATGTATTTGCACGTGCTGGCGCACTGGATCGTATGTTCCGGACGAATATTCATGATTTCCGCGCCGAATTCGCGGACGAGTTGTTGGACCATCGAATGTTGTGGATCGTCCGTGCCAATGATTATCTGTTGTGTGGTGTCTTGTGTTTGTTCTTTCTGTTGTAAATCGCGTATTGCGCCAGCGTAATAATCATATCCGGGAGAAAATGTGGCCGCATCCGTCAACCGGCAATGTACGAAAATCGCACGATTCTTGCCATAATATTTCTTAAATGGGTTGTGTTCGATAATATCTTGGCGGTTCGCTTGCAGCCAGTCATACACGAGTTTCGAGATTTCTTTCGTTTGGAAATACGACGTCGGTGTATTCGGATCGAAATCCGTCTCGATACTGTCCGACAGATAGATTTCCATGAAATTATCATCCGTGAGTTGGACCGTTTTTCCGTGTTCGATCGTTCCGTTATACAGCGGTATTCCCATGGCTTCGCATATAGGGGGTATCTTACAGTAGTCGACACGGAGATCGAACTTTTTCGCTAGAATAGAAACGGCGATTGCGCGGATGATTTGATTGCACATTCTGCCGGCAGGTTTCACAGTCGTTACCATTCGCTTATAAAAATATACATCCATATTTTTATATTTTTCTTTATCGAAGCTTTCGTACAAATACTTGACTTTCCTTTTCACCTATACGTTCGATTCGCTTATAATATCCGTTCAAAAATGCGTCGATGCCGCGCTGTGTTAGATCTGGTCCGCCCCAGCCATAATCGTCAAATATCATGATCCCGCCCACTTTTAATTTTCGGAAACTCAATACCGCGTCTTCTAACACATATTCCGGTTCATGATTTCCGTCAATATAAATGATGTCAAAAAACCCATCGTCAAATTTCAGAACTTCCGTGTTTGAATACCCGCGACGGACGCATATCTTGTCTTTCGAACCCGAGTTTTCAAGATTACGGAGAAACGTATTATATGTCGCCGATTGCTGGGTTTTGTATTCCGGATAATCGGCGTAATCTTCCCACGGATCGATACAATACAATTGGCTGTCCGCATGTGATCCGTAGGTTTTCGCAACAGAAAATAAATTCGCACCGTAAAACGTTCCTATTTCTAAGTATTTGATCGGACGATTTTTGTATTGATCGACATTGACATGATCAAACCAGTTGTCTGACAAACGGTATTGTGTGCCTTCGAAATTGCTCAACATATCACACATATAATAATACTATTCTCTGGGGTTTATATGATTTTCGGCGTGAGAGAGTTCTGGATTTTTCGTAGAGACGGCGTCGCATATTCCAGTGTATAATTTGTATGACTCGACCGATAGTCCAGATGCGGTGCATCTCCCAGTGTCATCTCATTCTGCGTTTGCGTGCCTATATCGATATCGTCGCTGATTCGGTAGCTGACATACCGCGTCTGCGAATTCAACAATGAAATGCGATACGTGTTTCCATCATGCGAGTCGCCCATCGTGTTATACACCATATTCAGATCGTCACACAGTCGTCTCATAAACATCGTATCGTGTTCTTCATCTTGGCCAATATACGCTTTCATCGACTGGAAGAGCGAATAGACCTCGTCTCTTAATGCGATATTGCTCGATTTGTATATCATATATTGCGTCAGTTGCCGGTATATATGATGTGTTAGATCTGCACCTTCGACCGAGGTCGGAACGAGTTCGCTCGCTTGGTTGTCAAACACATATTGTATTTTGATGTTGGCCGCGTCCGCGTGGTGCCGCGTATAATACGTCACGGTGACATCGCCGGATAAGATGGGCACAGAGAGGCGCGATTCCCATCGGCCTGTGGTCCCGTCGTACACCTCGCCGCCGCCCTCGACCGTGATTTCGACATCCTGCGTGGCCGGATACAGAACCGTATTCAAGATTTCGCTGTAAACGCCATAGGTCTGTTCGAAATCATTGACGAAGAGATAGACGGAATGTTTGCCGCCCACGGCGCACGAATGCATGAGGGCCGCATGATGCTCGATGCCATATCCAATCATAATATTACTGTAGGACTGATTGATGAGTGAGCGCAACTTCTTTTGCGAAGTGATTCCCTCCGTGGCTTCGCCGTCCGACAAGAATACGTGGACGATTTCCGTATTTGGGTCTGTTTGTTGTATTTGCTGGATACGTTGGTCGACAGTCTTGAATGCCGTTCCAATGTCCGTATATCCCTCCGCCTGTATCGCGCCGATTTTGTCCAACAGAGATTTTATATTCGCAACATTGACTTGCGCGAGCGGGTAGTCCGTCGTAAACGTATGATTGAAACTGTTGATTTCCGCGAAAACCGTGCAATCGAGCGTCGTCAAATATTCGCACATCCGGGTCATCGTTTCTTTGACGAATTCCAGCTTGGTCTTTCCGCGGATCAGTTCGTTCATCGAATCGGAACGGTCGATATTGAAGACGAACGCTACACGGCGTTTCGTGATGGGCACGGGGTCAGTCTGGATCGTTAGGACACCGAATTGGGTCGTCGGCTCCATGACATCGGGATAGTTGGCGGTATGTGATTGATAAGAGGCTCGCATTTTGTACAGATAATGAATTAGGTGTTGGACCGATCGATTTTCCAATGTCTGCTGGTATAAACTGGTATAAACCAAACGCGCGTCCTATGTCAATGGATCCGACAGATTTTATCCGAATATCTCTGTATTCACGCATGATGAATGACGCAATGCAACACCCGATCTTGTCAAACACTACTGTCATCTGCCTGTTCGGACTCGCATATGCAATCTATCAGTTTTTACCCCGCAAATATTACATCGATATATACACGTATCTGTTTTCCGACGACGAATGCAGTATTTCGATTCCGTATCATACAAAAACGTATACGAGTTTTGGTAAAACGACGACGAAAGTCATTTATAGCGAGAGATTCTACGCGATCAATCATTATCTCATGTCCAACAATATTGTGAATATCAGCGACATGTGGGAAATCGTCCAATTGCAAGAAAACGAGGACAGATGGAATTCGGAACCGGAGAGCAAATACGTTCTGATTCCGCATGCCATGCGGAAAATCCGGATCCATAGTTCGGAGAATCGGCACATTTATTTCGAGAATTTCATGCAGATGGATCGCGGCGGCGGTGATGACGGAAAAGAATCTGGTAGCGGGGGGAATAGTGGCGAATCGAACAATCGAAAGAGATTCACCTACGTTTTGTACATGACCGGCAAACAGAATATGAAATTGTTGCACGAATTCGTCGACCGATGTGTAGCCACCTATCGCAAGACCAAGGAGACGAACCAACAGATGATCTACGAATATTTGGCATCGGAAACGGACGAAGACGGCAATTCCGAAATGCAGTTCAGCTCGTTCCTGTTCAAATCCAACAAATGGTTAGACCGGAATATCTTTTTCGAGAATCGACAGAAATTCTGCGAGTCAGTGCGGAATTTTCCGTGCATGTCGTTCGAAGAATCGGCCACGCGTCCGAAAACGGCGGCGGAGCTGGAATACGAATATCGCGGTCGCACATTCAAGAATGCGATCCTGTTGCACGGTCCGCCGGGATGCGGCAAAACGTCCGTCATCAAGGGCATTTTGAATGAGACGAAACGCCACGGGGTCGTCGTGCAATGGTCGCGCATCACGACGTGCAAGGAATTCTCGCAATTGTTCCGATCACTGACTATCAATGGGACGAAACGGTCTCTCGGCGAATTGTGCTATATTTTCGAGGATTTCGACGCGAACCGCCTGGAAATATTGAAACGGCGGAATGGCATTTCGACGCCCCCTATAGATGCATGCATGATGGACATCGATGTCGATTTATTGGAAATGCAGACAGAAGATCCGAAATCGGCGGCTTCCGAGAAAAAGAAGAAACTCGCATTACCGCGAAAAGACGACGAACTCACACTCGATTATGTGTTGAACGTGTTTGACGGAGTCATCGAGCTCTATGGCGCGCTCATCATTTTTACGACGAATGCGAAATTGGAAACGTTCGATCCGGCGCTCATTCGCCCGGGACGCATCGACACGATTATCGAAATGAAACCGTGCAACCATGCCATCATTCACGAGATTATCGCGCATCATTTCCGCTTAGAGACGACATGCGGACTCGATATTGAGACGATACCGGAATACGTGCTTACACCGTCGGACGTCGAAACCGCGTGTATGAATTGCGCCACGGCAAATGCAGCCGTTTTACAACTCCAATCCAAACAAAATATATAGAAAATATATAATGCGTAGTAGAAAAATCACCCTTACATCGAACAACACGGAGCTTGTCGTGAGTAGCTCGATCATTGCGGATTCGCTCAATATTGAGAGCATTAATGTAAACGATGACGTGTATGCGCATAATAACAATTATACTCCGGTCGGGACCATCATTACGTATGCCGGAGCGACTGCACCCGGCGGCTGGCTTTTATGCGACGGTTCGGAAGTCAGCAAAACCACCTATTCGCGTTTATTTTCCGTCATCGGAACTTTATACGGAACATCCACCGATTCTACGAAATTCGTTTTGCCGAATTTAGAAGATCGAATTCCTGTCGGAAAAACGAGTTCAAATTCGCTCGGAAACACTGGCGGTAGCAGTTCGGTTACACTAGCCGTAAATCAACTACCGTCACACACACATACTGGAACGGTAGACAGTAGCGGCAGCCATGTTCATACCGGCACAACAGATGCAGGTGGTGTTCACTCACATGGTGTGACCGATCCAGGACACACACATACACAGACGACTGTAAACGACGATTTCAATAATAGTGGTGTAAATCCACCCGGATTTTCAGCCGATTCAGCTGGATCCAGAACATGGAGCAATATCAATGCGGCTTACACCGGCATTTCGATCAATAACAGTAGTAGTCATACACATACGATTACTACGGCGAGTTCTGGTGACCATGCACACACGTTCACCACAAATGCTACGGGAAGTAATAGTTCGGTGGATATTCGCAATAAATACATCGTGTTAAACTATTTGATTCGCATTTAACGCTCCGAATAAGAGTCCCCTAAGGGGGGCCTAAGGATAGATATACGAATAGAACATACCGTAGAATTCGTCCACTGGATTCGACGAGTATGAGCCATGCGTCCAATAATCATCGCGGACCATCCGTTCGTCGAAATCCTGGTCATGCGATACGGCGCGATTCCGAATCTGTATCGAATGAATCCGCGCCCCTTCATGCTGATATTGTGTCTGACGATGTACATATCCATCCATCGAATCATTATACACGAAATATACGTAGTCGACCGTGTTATCGGTCAGCGTTTTTTGCACAATCATGTACATGTGTGTGACGGGCGTTATCTCCGGATAAAACGGCAGAATTCGCGCGACCGTTGTGAAATTGTCCATTTGCATGCCCGCCCAGCGGCCCGGTCGTAACATACTTTTGCGAGGGTCATACAAAGAAATCCGCGTAAATAGCTGATTGCGATCGTCCAACACAAATCGTTGTTCATATTCAAAACTGAATATGAGCCGAATAATTTCCATGGGTAATTTCATTTTATAATGGGCCGCCAAAATATTTTGCCGTTTCAACGCCTACGTAAGAAGGCCGTATTTATAGGGCAGGCTACTCTCCGGAATCCGTTTCTGCCAGATGGATTCCCATGTATAGGCGGGCACGCTCGGCAGATCCGGCAAATTGGGCCGCAGATTGAGCTCGTCCGGCGGTGGAAATCCCGCCGTATACACGGCCGTCGGATTGATTCGCGATTTAGAAAACCGGCTGAGTTTCACATATTCGCTGTATCCGGGCACGTAATTCTGCATCGTTTTGTATTCCTTCGGATCATAATACAGAGTGGTGTTGGACACATCCTTGTATTCCATGGAAACGAGTTTTCCGTCGGCGCCTTTGACCCACATATATCCAACACCCGCATTCGATGTGTCGTCACTCTGATGGATGATGGCCGATAGATCGGCGTGATACGACACGCCCAAATTGTCGCGATCGTATTTCACGTTGGGTGCCGGGGTTTTTGTGGGGTATAAGAGTTGACTGGATGGATCGCGCGCGACGTATTTTTGTTGTACAGGATCGTAATAGTTCGCATTTAGATCGATGGCGGTGTTGGCTTTCTCTTGTTCTTTCGCTTGTTCTAAACCGGAGATGACCTGGGCATTCGTCATGCCTTCGCGAAAGAAATCTACATTCGAAAGCGCTATGGCTAAAGTCAAACACAAGATGATGGCGATGATGATGGCGATGATTGGGATATTCTGGGTGTTTTTTGGATACATTTATATATCGGGGCATATTTTCCGATTTCGGCGGTTTAGGCGAATTCGGTGTGCGTTATTTTGTTGAATTATAGTATATGTCGGTCATCGTCGCCCTCTATGTTGCTCTTCTCTTCGTTCTCTTAACCCCTGGTCTTCTTTTGAGACTCCCACCTAACGGTGGAAAGTGGACGGTTACCCTTGTCCACGCCGCCATCTTTGGCCTCGTCTACTTCTTAACCGGAAAGTCCGTCTGGGCTCTCTCGATGAGAATGTAACGGCCGATATGTTATTGCTTAACAAAAATCTATTGTCTGATAGATTTATGTTTAGATTTTTGGCCCGAAGAACCCCTTTACAGGTCATTTATCGTGCAGGACATTAGAACAAATCTAAATCCATTGAAAATCGGACCAGCAGAAGGAACACCACCGAATGAACGATGAGTCCCAGGGTGGTGGGCGATCCATTCACATCGGCGAGTCTGCCGACCAATCCGCCTAAAAGTCGGTTGGTCAGTTTGTAGGTCATCGGATTCACCACGAGGATGAATAGCGCGAGAGAGAAGAGCGAGATCTGCCACTTTTTCGACACACTGGTCATTATTATATGCGTAGAAAATCGGGTTTACTTGGCGTTAGGGTCCAACACAATATATTGATAATCGCGTCCGTCTTCGTAAATATGCATTTCTGCGGCCTTGACATTCGGCTTGCCATATTCGATCTTCCATTTTGGATGCGTCCGTTCTAACGCGAGTCGCATATCCATGACATTGTGAACCGTCTTCGTGTAATGGCCAATGCCATGATCGCACGTTTTCTCGGGCGTTCCATATTGAGTTTGATACACAATATTCACGCCGAAACCGACCTTGTCCAGAATGGGCTGGAACGTTTTTGCCAGACGTAAATCGTGCGACGTATTCGGCATATTCGGATGTATATGATACACCTCCGGACGGTTCTTCTCGCGAATCGTTCCCCGTATCATCGCATATCCCTGGTATTTTCCGCATTCTGGTTTACACGATTTTGCCAAACACACGGATTCCAAAATCTCTTTCGAATTCGTTCCGCCATTGTTGAAATAATTCCGGCCATAATCGATGATCTTGACAATCTGTCTCGTCGGGAAAGAGATGATGCGGTCATTCTTCAGATGGTAATGCATTTCGATATAGCAGTTGGGATCCGTGTATGGTTGGTACAAACACGCATTCTCAGCGTGCAGATCATAATGTGTATACGTATCTCCTAGAACGGACAGGACGAAATAGATTTGGTACAAATAGCTGCACAGAGAGTTCATAAACAATAGTGTATGATCTTTGTACATGCGCATAAAAGACATGAACATGTTGCTGGGAAAATACTGGATGAGAAGTGCAAGATGCGTCGGAAATGCGCAGGATTCGTTCCACGTTCCCCTGAAACGGTTGAGACCGCGAACGAAATTCGCGCTCGGTTTTGGTTTGTCTGTCGTAAAGTAAATGTCGTAGGTTTCTAAGAAACATGGGAATCGCGTGGCAAGCCGGTTGATGAAATATTTTCCAACATAGTATTCGTAATACAGATTATCGGCAAATTGGTTTACGGGGAGTTTCATGATGCAGTCCGCGGAATATCCGTGTTTTTTGTATGGAATACGTAATATGATGCCGTTATTACTGGAGGCGATGGTGGTCGGTTCTCCGATCAATGAGAAATCGGTGAATCCATTGAAATAGTGTTTGATCAATTCGGAGTAGGATCCGACTGCTACGCATTTATCGGGTCTGGTCGAGCACGTTTTTTCTAATACCTTGGCGAGTTTTTCATGTCGATCGCTAAAATATTCGCGGATATGCTTAGGAACGTCCACGGGTTTTGGCGGAGATTTTCTGTTTGTCTGGATTGCCATTGGAGTCAACGGAGTTGACGGAATCACTGTTGGAATCGCCGTTGACGGAATCGACGGAGTCTTCGGATTCGTTTTGATACAATCCCCCGTTTTCTTATTACGCCGAGTTCCTTTCGCACACCGTTTCTTGGCATTTTTCATATCCTCGGTTTTTTTCATACAAGTTCCTGTTTTACGATTTTTTCGAAATCCGTTTGGACATCGTTTTCGTGTTTCTGGCATATTATTCTATATAATATGTCATACATATTTGTCATACACCATATATTATATTTATTATATATGGACTGTAAGCCTCGGTCGTTAAAAATCCGATGTAAGATCAAACGTATCTTCGTCGACCTTCTTGTTCGCCAATGCATACTCCGAATTCGTGCGTTCGAAGAAATTGACCTTCGTCTCAATGCTAATGAGTTCCATGAAATCAAACGGATTCTTCGACTCGTAAATCTTGTCGCACCCCAATTGCAGGGCCAATCGATCCGCCACGAACTCGATATATTCACACATCAATTTCGAATTCATTCCAATGAGTTTGCACGGAATCGCCTCACAGATGAATTCTTTCTCGATTTCGACGGCCTCGCTAATCATCTCTGCGATCCGCTTCTTCTGCATCTTCTTCACGAGCTTGCCGTATAATAGAACGGCGAATTCGGTGTGTAAGGCCTCGTCACGAATGATGAAATCGTTCGCCAGCGATAGTCCCGGCATCAATCCCCGCTTTTTCAGCCAGAGCAAACAACAGAATGATCCACTGAAGAAGATGCCCTCTACGACGGCAAAGGCCACTAGCCTCGTGGCAAACGAACTCCGTTTGTCCGCGATGAATTTCTTACACCAATTCACCTTTTTACCGATGAACGGATAATTCGCCGTGGCCTTGAACAGACGCATCTGTTCGTCCTTGTCCTTGATCAGCGTATCGACCATCAGACTATACGTCTCCGAATGAATATTCTCAATCATGATTTGTGCGCCGTAAAATGCGCGGGCCTCTGCCACCTGGATTTCATTCATAAATCGAACACCCAAATTCTCAATGACGACTCCGTCGCTACTCAGGAAAAACGCGAGCACCATGCTAATGAAAAACCGTTCATCCGCCGTGAGTTTGTTGTTCCAGTCCGACAGATCACGCGAAAAATCAATCTCTTCCGCACGCCAAAACGAGTCGATCTGTTTTTTATACATGGCCCAGATGTCGGCGTATTTGATCGGGAACATGACATACCTGTCGTCGCACGGTGTTAGCAGCGGATCTGCCGGTTTCTCCTGTTTTTCTTGCGTCGAGTCGTCCATCTCCTAAATATATAGAAACCCCTTTTATTTTATTTTCGGGGGGAGAATAATCATAATCTACATCATATCCACTTGAAATAGAAAACATACGACTCCGGGAACCGCTTGCTTCACCGTTTCAATATTTGTCGCGAGGTCGTCGATGAAAATGACGCGATCATATTGCACTGTGTTGATGTGTTGCGTGATGTATTCGCCTTTGCTGCCGTAATCAGTATAGTGGACTTCGAACTGGTTATAGTTTAGCCCCAGATCTTTGAAATCCTGGCGAGTCAGAGGTTCCGATAGACGGGGACGTGCGGTGAGAAAAATGAGCTTTCCATTCTGGCGGATTCGGTTCAGCATTTGACGGAATCCGAAATAGTCGGTCCATTTGACAGAATGCATGATTCTCGGGCCGAAGAAGAATTCGTCCTGCACCAGAATAGTTTCATCGATATCGCAAATGACGAGTGTTCTATCTGTCGGGACGATATAGTCGATCACGTCCATGAACGTATTGGTGGGAATGGCCATCTATCTATTATCTATATTAGGATTCGATGGGATATGTTTATATCTCATCGTATGTATCGTATATATTTCAGGGTTGATTTATTTTGTGCCGTAGATCAAAATGATCGCCACACACGCCAATGCAAATCCGCCAAACAACCAATATTTCCGTATCCGAATCTTATCTGTGAGATAGACGGGCTTGGGCCGGTATTCGGCCAAATACGTTTCCATGGCGGCCTCGAAAGTGATCTCCTCTTTTCCCAGCGAATAATTTACCCGATTATGTACAAACACGACCCAGCGCAAAAAAGATTCGCGGCAATTCAAATACGGTGTAATCGGATATTTGTCCAACATATGACTAAATTTGCCCGAGATTTCGGCATTCGGGATAAAGAGGGGTAGATTCTGTATGAAATCGTAATATTTGCGGCGGGTCACGTCGTTCGGCGTGTCGGGATAGGTCATTGCGACGGTCATTAGCGTGAACCAATAATGCGGTCCCCATGTATTCGGATCAAACACTCCATCCATCGTTTTTTTATTCAGACAAAATATAATGGCTATTTTGCCAACGGCACCTTCGCGGTTTTGCCAACGGCACCTTCGCGGTTTGTTAAGCCATAGCTTTTCGGGTTCGCGCGGTTTCGAATTTGGGTTTCCGTCCAACAGTCAAATTTTCCATGTGTTGCAACGTCGCGTCGTCGATGACGGGTGCCTCTTTCGGGATCTTGAGGGGATCGCGCGTGCACCTCTTTTCCTGGCAATTCAGTGCTACGGGAACTACTAAATCTTTGAACCGGTTTTCATAGGTCTCGTATTTTTTATTGCCGCCTTTCAAAATATGGTGTAGGGTCACGCCTCCGCGGACGGTTCCGTCGCCGTTTTCTGCGAATTCGATGGCCGATGACATTGGCATTATATTGGTCTTACACAATATTTTGTTTGGGTTTTCACCTGTTCAAAATTTCGTCGTATTTCTGGAAATCGGCCGAATACACTTTGTGGATCAATTCCAGGTTCTCTTTGGTCAGATCGTCCCTCGTAAACACTTTGGCATTCCGATTCAGGACTTCCACATCTTCCATGCGAAACGGATATCCATATCTGGCCAACAGCCGATTCATGTCTTCGTGCAGGCGTTCAAACAGCACGATATTTTCGTCGGCTACGATCTGACGGCCGTGTTTGTCATACAGATACATATATTGTGGGACCCAATGGCCGTATGTGAATCGACCGCTCAGATTCGCGAGTTCTGTTTCGAGACGCTCCTTTATCCACTGGTTGATAGAGGCGGGTGTTGGTTGACCCCTTTGGTTCGGTCCATCCCGTTGCCCCCTTTGCGGACCGCCCTGTCTGGGACCCCGTTGGGGTCCCCCCCATTTGCAATAATATTCGCTAATCACCCTATCCACCGGATCCCGCATCACCGCAAACAAATCCGCCCGTTCCAACACCTCCTTCAAAACATCCTCCCGATAATATTTCGCAGGAACATGCCAGAATTCCGATCCGCGATTCGGCAGTCCATACGTGAGTCGCCGCATATGCGGATCATGCCGTCCCCAATAAACACCATGCATCCATCCCAACTCTTCTATCGACGTCCCCGCCGTCTTGGTAATGTGTACAAACGCGAGTTTCTTGGCCGCACGATTCGCTGCCGCCACTGCCGATCCCAATCCCTCCGGCAAACGAGCCCGCGCCGAAAACTCGGCCCAGAAATACGCCCCCGAATGAATCGCCGCCTGAATATCGTTCTGTGTGACCGTGTCCGCATACCATTTCGGTTCCCTCGCTATTCGTGCCTTTTCCGCCTGTTTCTTCTCGATCTCTTTCCGAACATGGACATCATTTGTTTGACCGACCCCCGATTCGAGTTTGACATACAGTGCACGTATTTCGCCGTCGATCTTCTCCACCAGCCGTTTCGATTCGAACCAATTCTCATGCACCATGGGAAAATTCTGTACATTGGCATCGAAGACGGACGTGAGAAAATATTCGGGCATATTCGCGCTCTCATGCCGCGATTCCAGCAGGCGTTCTGCATGCTCGCGCGACAGACAGACATAAGGTCGGTGTTTGATATAATTCAGCGGAACTGCATCGCGTTTCGTGGGCTCACTCAAATCCGCAAATGTCGTCCCCGGATTCGCGGTGATTTTGTCATACAGTTCTGTAAATGATCGGAGCGGCCGGCATCCGCGTGTCAGCAGAACAAAGGCCATATTCTCCGGATTCCGTAGCCCTTTCCGCAACATCGCCTTTGTTGCGCGCATGAAATCCATGGTGTTGTGGGGCAACTGCTGGAACCACGGTTCTGGCCGGACTTTGTCTGGCGAATACAGGATCGTGTTGATCCGATCGGAATCGGTCAAGTAATTTTTGAATATCGGATGAATTCCGCCGATTTCATTGTAAAACAGAAAGGCGACCTTAGGTGCGACTTTGAGTGGTACATGTACAGATCTCGAATCATAGATATACGCGGTTCCGCGATCGCTTTTCATTTGGCGATAGAGAATATTGTTTGACAGACCGAATTCGAGTTTTTTAGGAAAGGCCATACGCACTTGGCCTAACCGATGGGGCATCTTTGCGTTCCTTATCTGATGATGGTCTAACAAATCATTCGTTGGAAACTGTTCGTCGGCGAACAAAATCCGGTTCCATTGATCTTTGGCCATTTCGGTGAATGCCCGGACATTTTCATAATACAAATTCCATACGATGGGGCATATGTACAAACACTTGTCGAGGAGTCCCGGATGAATCGTGTCCAATGGCACCGACGTAAATAGAACAATATCATAGACATCGATGTCCATTAAATATTCGTATTTCTGTATACTGTGTGTGCCGATGTACACCACGACGAGATCATCGTGTTTGACAACCGGTTTGTACAGGAATTGTGCGGTCGTTTTGCGAACGAAAAATGCGCGGCTTCCTACGATCGCGTCGTAGTCGTTCGTCGTTAGCCGATTCCAGGTGAATGGGCTCTTACTGACGACTTGTGGCATGAATTTTGCGTAGACGGATTGTGCACGGTCAAACACATAACCGGAGGTGCCTTTGGCATAGGTGCCTTTGGCATAACCGGAGGTGCCTGTGCCCGCGAAAAGTTTGAATGCCGTGAGAAAAAACATCTCGTCGTATGCTGCGAGAACCTTTGACTGGCGGATGTGTTCGATCGTCTGCCGTCGCATGTCGTCCGTGAATTCGTGGACGAGCCAGGCGGCATCTTCACGCCGCATGATCCACCACTGGCTCGTTTTCCATATACGTGCGTCCTCGTCATAGTCTTTCGCGGGCCAAAACATGCTGTGCTCGGCGGTCGATAGTGCGCTTTCGAGTTCTTCGACGGGTCTTACAGGAAATACGTCTTGCGATAGCAAGACAAACCATTTGTTGGAAGTGTTTTCGAGGGCACTGCGCAAAAGTGCGATCGTGGCATCGACGATGGAGATGTCGCCCCATTCGGTGGGAATGTTTTCACGGATGACATGGGTTTTAAAATAGTTGTCTGACAATGGATTTTTGGAATGGATGTACAAAGAGTGGTGTTTTATGTATTGTCGGATCTGCTCTGGGTGGACGAGATCGCCGTAAGTCAAAAATAGGAAGGCGATTGTATTTGATGGTGATGTGGCCACAGTGCCGGTAGCCCGTTCGCAGTTGCCAGTTTTTTTGTTACGCCGGGTTCCATTCGGGCAGCGCTTAGTGGATCCATTCTTGGCCGTATGACTTTGGCATTCGCCATTTTTATTACGTCGGCTTCCTTTTGGACATCTCTTCATCTATTGTACATGCATATTTTTGGCTAGATCTTTTAGATTTACTTCAACTCGCCAGCTTTGCGTTGATACCACGCAGGAACACGACGATTTTTCCATGCGGCGAATTTCTGTTTCATGTCCGACTGATAATATACGCGATAGGCTTCGACTGGATCGGCGCGTTTATACTCGTCGGGCATTGCCTGTGCGAATTCGGTTAAACCCCGCTGAGGAAATTTATCCGCATCGGGCACCGTATACGATAGTTGCCGGGCGAGTTCGTAGGATTTGTGCGTCTTGGATTCCGGATGGCCATATCGGTATTTCCACTCGGTATGCATGGCATCGACCATGTTCAGGGTCCACAGATAATTCTCCTGACTCTGTCGCATCCAAATCGTGACGGGATGATTCACATGTGTCGGGCGATATAATTCGACGGAATCGTCTTCCGGATCTACCAAATGCTTTGTCGTGCAAAGCATTTGAACGGCTTCTAAAATCATTTTACTTATGTGTTTGTCAAACATGAATTCTGCACATTCGGCCCAGTTCAAGGACAAGACAAATAAATTCATTTGGTGTTTTATACCCGAAAAGTATGGGAATTTTCGATCGATTTTCTGTGGCATCAATCCGGCGAAAAATCGATTCCAATGGATCGGAATCCGGTCTATTAAACCATGGACGAGATTCACATGAAATACCGCATGATTGAGCTGGAGCACGAAGTCGGCCGTTTACGCGCTTTACTGACCGCTGCCGATGGTGTAAAGCTGAAATTGCGCAACGTCATTGCGCATTTGTCTGCACCGTCTAACAGATGGTTCATGGATAGTCTCGGCGAAGAGCATCGGACTATCGCCGAGTTGAGGCATCAGAACGAGTCTCTCTTACACCAATTGAATTTGCAATCCAAAACGCTGGAGATCATGCATGAGCAACACAAACCAAAAGAATTGCCCGAAAGAACTCGAGAGCAGCCCCACAGAAGCTGTAAGCGCAAGCGCCTCGAATAATCCCCCCGTCCATCCGGACTTTTTTATTTCATATATGTTCGCATGTACATTTCATGTCAGTCCCGCATATATTTCGCGAATGGCCTGTTCATCCATCTGCATCTGTTGGAACACAATGCAATTGTCGAAATTCACATTGAAAAACCGTCCATTAGCAGTCTTACACACTAATATGGGAGATGCGCCGCCATACTTGATATTGACCAGAATACCGCCCGCTGCCAATTTCACGGCCCTGCCTTGCATCGTCGACGTGTTTAACCAGCGGATGTGCCGACCCTGGCGTAGATCGCTCATCGCATCCACATAACAGTATCCGATGAGTTTTTGACAATATGACTCGATTTCAGACGAGGCCGTTTCATGAGACAAGGTCTCATACAGTATTTCTCGGATTTCGTCGGAGATTTCGTCCATGGTTTTCAACGTTTCATCTGTATGATTTTGGAAGATGCGGTTCAAGAGTTCGTTGCGATCGACGACGACCGATTGTTGCGCATCCCGTAAAAGTTCATTGATGTCCGTCTTATCATTTTTGTTCTGCGCTTGCATCTGTTATACAGAGTAAAAATGTATTTATGTCATGACACATCATGATATAAGTTATGTCAAACAGAATATCTTATTCTGATCTGTTTGACGTCTAAACTCGAACTCAGTCTCGTCTAGACTCTGCAAAAGCGGCTACGAGCCAACATATTTTTTTCCTGCCATGTTTCCTTCACACTCTGCGGCAATCGAACTCGCATATGGCGCTCAAACTCTTCCGGGTTTCGGTAATACAGCTTGCGTGGATCGGGATGGTCCGCGAATCGGGGCGCAGAAGTATCCATCACTTTGAAATACAAATCCTCATATTTCGATCCGACGAGCTCGTCCGTGCGGATTCCGGAAGAGGCTTGGCGAATTCTTACGCCGGGATACATGGCAGTAGAATACACGTCGATCTTTACGACTTCGAGCTCGTCGTCTCCATCCTGATTCTTCTTGACGATGAGATCGCGAATCTTGTAAAAATCGCGGTCCAATCGTTTGTGTTCTTCCACACGGCGAATGCGGGTTTTAATCTCAGTGTCGATTGTAGACGATGATTCGATCGTGCTAATATCGTCAAAAACGTGAGGCTCTTCTGTGACAATCTCCTCGTCATCGGGTAAGTGTTCTTCGGCATACATCGTTAGGCGCTGGGCTTAATGTAAATGGCCCGTTCTTTTTATGTTTGTTTTCGCATTTTATTTAGCATGAGTATTATATGCAAAATCCACCGAATTTATTGCCGCAACAACAACCACAAGCACCTCAACCGCAAGTAAAACCAACAGTCAATTTATTACCTGTGGCACAGCCTGTGCCAGAGAAGCCTCCGGTAGCAGATCCTCTATTACCAGCAGATCCTCAATTACCACAGGTAGCAGCACCACCAGCAGATCCTCTATTACCACCAGCAGATCCTCTATTAGCAGCACCACCTGCAGAGGCAGTCCCTCCTGTAGCAGATCCTATATTACCACAGGTAGAACCACCAGCAGATCCACAGGTAGAACCGCCAGCAGATCCACTACAACCACAAGTTCCTCCGGTAGTAGATCAAGAACCACCAGCAGATCCTCTACTACCACAGATTGCTCCTGTAGCAGAACCAGAGGCAGAAGCACCCACTCCGTCCGACAGTATGACTCTATCTGACGAAACGCCCATGGATCTCACAGAAACTCCGTCACCAGAACCCACTCCGTCATCAGAAGCCTCACCTTCAGGACCCGACGTCAACTCGTCCGTCGACACCATGGAAACCTATACACACCGCGAAATCCAATACAAACTGGCAAATGCCCACCTCCTCCAACAGAACTACGAAACCATCACCGAAAAACAAGTCCATCTATGTGCCTATAGCGTCGTGACCGACAAATCGGCCGCGGCACCTTACATCAAATATATTCTGTTTGACAGTAGCGGAACGTTCCAATTCCCAGTAGTCGCCATCGGCGACGACGTCGAAGACTCTTGCAAAGAATTTCTGTTGGACGTATTCGAACAGTTTGAACATGGTTCGGATTTAAACACTATGTTTCATTGCAAAGGTTTTTGGAAATCGTCAAACAATAAAATTTATATGGTGTATGATATTTCGCGGACGATCGAGACGGCCCCCCCGACTCCCGAAGGGGAGATTCCATCAGAGATTCCATCAGATATTCCATCAGATATTCCATCAGATATTCCATCGGATATTCCATCGGATATTCCATCCGACATGTCGTCTACTCTAACCGAAAATGAAGGAATGCCACCTCCGGGACCTGAAGGAATGCCACCTCCTGAAGGAGGTCCAACAGATATGCCAATGGGAGCCCCGCCACCAGAAGGTGCAGGACCAGAAGGGATGCCTCCTCCGGGACCAGAAGCAATGCCTCCACCGGGACCTGAAGGGATGCCTCCACCACCAGAAGGAGGTCCAACAGATATGCCTCCACTACCAGAAGGAGGTCCAACAGATATGCCTCCACCAGGGGGACCGGCAGAAATGCCGCCACCACCGGGACCTGAAGGTGCAGTGGGAGCCCCGCCACCACCACCGGCAGAAATGCCGCCACCAGGGGGACCGCTACCGCCAATAAAAGGCGGCGGTGTGCAACCACCAAAGGGCCTATCCCCCGGATACGCCTGGTCCGTCCTACACGAAATGCTTTGTACCAAAAAACTCGGACTATCCCCCATCGACCCATCCATCTACGCATTGTTCGACGAGATCAGCAAGAAAAACACGACCTACAACTCCGCCACATCTCTCGACTTTCACCATCTAAAAACCATGGACGAACAACCCGTCAAAAGCCCCTACTCTTTGTACATGTGTTCAAAAGAAGAAGATAAGAAAACCTCTGGATCGGGATCTGGATCAGGATCTTTTTTCAGCCGACTATTTCATCTGTTTGACTTCTCCTCTCTGTCCTACAAAAATCTTTCGAAAACGATCGAACAACGGATCCTCTATCCAAAAACGAAGACGCGTGTCGGACCCTGCTACCTCTTTTCTCTCGAACCCATTGCGAAAGAGGCCGCGCCCTCCGGAATCGCACGTTTCGTCGTATTTAGCGATCAGACCAACACGAATTATATGGAAAAAACGCAGGATCAGGCCATCGCCGAAATGGATCATCTGTATGACAAACCCGACAATGCGCAATACACGTGTTTCGTCTACGTCGAAAATGGCGTCCAGTATTGGGCACTCAAGAGCCGCGAATATTTCGCCGAACTCATATAACCCCAGCAAAATAATATGAAAAAATATCGGTTGACAAGATAAAGAATATGTTGTCAAAACCATTGCGATTTTCTACCGTCGAAAAAATATATCCGACGAAGACCACCGCCCCCACGATCAAACCGGCGCCCGATCTATCCGGCATTACAGAACCCTTTCTGAAAAAATGCACCATCCCCGTCTTGAAAACGATCGCCCGTGAACACGCCCTCAAAGTCGGCGGGACCAAGGGTGTCATCATCGATCGCATTTTAACGCATGTCCGACACAGTTATTCCGCCGTCGTCGTGCAACGACTCTTCCGCGGACATCTGGTCCGCGCCCTCATTCGTCTGTTGGACAATGCCGCGGTAGCCGAATGTACGAATTCCGACGATTTCTTTTCTCTCGAACCCCTGGTCGATTTGCCGCGCGAAACCGTGTTCTGTTATGTCGACAGTTCCGGATTCCGCTATGGGTTCAGTATGATTTCGATCTTCCAATCCATGATGGCGCGGTGCAAACTGAAGAATCCGTATAATCGCGAACATTTCCCCGTAAAAGTCGTCGACCGTTTCATCCAGCTCTACTATGTCATGCGCGTTGCCGTCCCACACCATATGTATTGTGAGAATGCGGCGCCGCGAAGCGGCGCCAGGGCGGCGCCCATCGAATTCGACGACGCGCCGGCCCTGTTTCGCCGGCTGACCATGGACCGCACGCAGGTCGCCCAGATCGAGGGCGCCGCCGGATCGCAGTATTTGACCATGCTGGCGAAATTCGCGCATATGCAGCAGAAACCGGCCGCAACACGAATCTTGGAATTATTCATGGAAATCGACCAACTGGGGAATTATACGAATCCGGATTGGTTCGCCCTGCTGGACCGCACTCAATATGTGCACTTGTATCGCGTCTTATACAATGTATGGCATTATCGGAGTCGGCTGTCTACGGCAATGCAGCGGAGCATCTGTATTTTGGGGGATCCGTTTTCTAGGGCGCAGATCGAGAACACGGTGTATTCGCTAGAGACGATCACACTGGAACGGATGCAGAATGTGTGTTTGCAGATTTTCGAATATTTGGTGTTTGGCGGAGTCGACGATGATCATCGGCAGATCGGAACGTTGCATGCATTGTCGGCACTAACGGTAGTGTCGCCCAATGCGCGCTCTGCGATGCCGTGGTTATATGAATCCTTGGGTTATTAACATATTTTCGCATAAATGCGAAAATGTGTTTCGTTACGCGGTATCGTTCTGCTCAACAACCGTCCCTTCAACTACGATAGCACGCGATAGAACAAATTTATTTGTTAGATAAAAGTTGGATTTAGTATGCGCATCACAGTATAGTGGTACACAATCTTGTCGAATAGAGTAATTGGCCGCAGCTACCTTTCCGGAACCATATGATTTTACATTAGAATAACATTTCAAGCAATTGCGATGTTGTGTTAATTCTATCATCTCGTCATAGGATATATTCTCTGGACATCCAACCTCTCGAAGAGCTGCTTTTTGCTGTTGTATTATTTGAACAACTGTTTTGGCTGACATACTAGGTCGTATCGCAAGTGATGGCGTGTCAATGATGAATTTTCCGGCGTTCTTTTTGATAAGATCGGCACGATTGTTCAGGATATACCAGTCGTTTGTCGATTTGAATGCACCATGTCCATATGGTAGCGTGATTAACTCTTGGATAAGCGACGTCATCCCACCTCCACCATCTGAAAAATATTCCTCTAATTTCGCTATACATTTTCCTAACACCGTATTTGGTTTTGATGTATTATATACTTCAGTCGATGTCAGCCACGCGATCGTAATATGACAAAATATGTAATACATCGTTCCCTTCCGAATATGCGCTATATCTTTTAATCCACTTATATCGACACCTTTTTTATGTAATATTTTTATCATCGCGTAAATCGTGCCGTCTTGTATTAAAAAATTCGGATCAGTATCGATCATGTATGCGCGATAATTCGCATCATGCACCATGTTTTGATATTTGTTATCAATAAATGTGTATTTTTCTCCGACTCGATCAATTAAGTTGAACATCTCATCCAAATATCGTGGACCATTGCTATTCGAGTAAAGCATTCCTGCAAAATCACTTACTTGATATGGTATCATTAATTCCGACACAGTAAATAGTCTGAAACGATCGGCATTCGTCTGAATGCGTCCAAACATATACACATGCGGCGATAACTGTTCTGTTTGATTAGCCATAACAACTTGCAAATATGTCTCGTGCAAATAATTATTCATCGAGTCATCATCTGACGCATCAAACTCGCGGATCGATTCTCGGTATAAAAACGTTTTTTCACCCGGATTGACACTACACTTTGTTTTAACTGTCCGGTTTGACGATCCTTTATTCACGGACGATTTATCGAGATTCGGAATCTGTAAGTTCAACTTCAACTTATTATCCACAGTTACAATGTTTTCCGCAAAATCATATTGGCCCATATTGGTAAAAACGCTGTCGTCTGGAGTTAATGGACTTGAGTCACACTTCTTCTCTAAAAAATCTCCACCGCCTTGAACCGTGCGAATCACATCGACGTATTTTCCACCGATCATCATTTTCGAACGACGGATGAAATACCTAAATTTATCCTGTAATGATCGAATTTTCATCGTAGTTTTCTTACGCGTCATACGGCGCTTACGTCGATTATATGTGGACGGCATTATATAATCGTGATATTTTATGCCAGTTATATAATTCTTCATGGAACATAAAAGTATAAAAACATCACAATTCATCATCATAATGGCGGCATTCACCGTAAAACAACAAATCCCCTCATTCGTCGTAGTAGACAATGTGTATGACGATCCCGATGCCGTGCGCGAATTCGCATTGAAACAGACATTCCAATACCATCCCGATTATCACAAGGGCCAGCGCACCAACGAAGTCTTTCGATTCCCCGGATTAAAAGAAATGTTCGAAAACGCCCTCGGTCGTAAAATCAAAAACTGGGAAAAATACGGGACGAACGGCTGTTTCCAATCCTGCGTCGCGGGAGATCAGCTGGTCTACCACTACGACATACAGCAATATGCGGGGATCATATTCCTAACGAAAGACGCGCCTCCGCAAACGGGCACTACATTCTATCGATCCCGGCATACGAAAACGATGAAACTAAATGGCGACAGTCATATCATCTTCAAAAACGGATTTCTGGATTCGACGGAATTCGACGTCGTGGACGTCGTGGGCAATGTCTACAACCGGCTCGTTCTGTTCGATGCCCGCATGATCCATGCCGCATCGAATTATTTCGGCAACAGCGTGCAAAACGGCCGCCTATTTCAACTCTTTTTCTTCGATCTCGAATAACCACACAACCAACCACCCAGATCTCGGACTCCATAAAATATGCGCACAATGCGCATATTTTTGTTACCAAACCTTGGCCGTGCTTCGCCATGCCATGGATCCATGCAATCGCCGCGTCTTGCGCGACCGCGCAATGGCCGCCATTAAAAAGAATTCCTTCATGAGATACATAATCCTGTGCGACACCTGCCGAATGATCGTGTTGTATTCGATGATCTCCGCCGTGCTATATGGATACCGCCGAGGGAATAGATCGCACATCTCCGCCACATTGGCATCGATCCCGAATCCGCGCAAGAATCGCGACACGATCGTCTTCACCGGAATCATATGCATATACGTCTTCGGCTGGATATAATACACGCGCTGATTCTCCATCTTCGGATGATGCGTATTGTCAATGAAACAGATTTCCACCGATTTCGGCAAGGCCGTGCATTTCAAAAAATCCGTGTGCGTCTTGTGATGCGACGTCCGATTCAGCTCTACACGCCGGTTCCCGATTTTGAATGCACACACGGGATTTTCAAACAGACCCGTCGCACCGATTTTCAGCTCAATATACTGTTGGATGTATTGGACCCAGGGGTCCTCGCACTGATTGTTGGTATACAAATAAATCTTACAGAAATCACGTTTCGAAAATAAATACTCAAAAATGAGCAAAATTTTAAATCTCAAAAATTCCGGATACAAATCTAGGAGTTTTACAAACAAATCAAAATTGGGTGTTAGACCATATTTCGGCGCCAGAGTCCACAGAATATGAAGATCGCCAAACGCACCCACGGTTTCGTCTAAATCAAACACGAATATTTTCTCGGGGGCATTCGGGGACATTTGTTCTTCCGATTCATAAATGGGTTTCAGGGATCGCCCAATATAGGTTTTCACATATTTTGTCATACATATAATATGGCGGCAATAAAAATGTGCGCTACCCGCTGTTCTCCATTCTCCTCCCTATAGTGCCCCTATAAAAATATAGGCGTATAATAAATGTTTGATTGGTTTGCACTCTATCGATATATTATCCTATTCGTATTATTTTTCTGTATATCCTACTTTATGTTTTCCGACAAATCCCAGTATACGTTTTTCGTCAGTATGTTCATCGTATCGCTCTTTTTCCTGTGGTTCATTTTACGCGATCTGTTCGAAAACAAGGGATATATGCGGCAAATAAACTCGCCAGCAAATACGCCGAACAGTCAGGACGCGATATTTAGCAAAGTTACGATGATCTCGCTTTTCATCGGCGGAATCGGCCAGTTGATTGCCATTCTCATTCTGTTGATCGTGTTTGGCTATGCCCAGTCGCAGATCAAAGGCGCAAAGTCTTACACCATCACTTTACCGAGCTATACCAATCTCTGGAATTTCCGCATATGTCTGATCATCATCACGGTTCTCATGGGCCTGGTTGCGTTTGTACAGTCGTTCTCGAATGCGAACCCGGAAACGCAGACATATATGCGGTCGGCAATTACGGCGGTATGTTCTGCGGGGATCTTAGGACTCATGGGTTATGAGCTCTATTTGTCGGTGAACGTTCTGTCTGTCAAACAGAAAAATTTGTTGTTGTATAATGTGGCCGATTAGGGGCCCCCGAAGGGGGCCCCCCGGAGGGAGGGGGGCTGACCGAAGGGCCCCCACGAAGGGAGTGCGGTGAGAAAACGTTTGCGTCAAAAGATGCATAAAAAAACCCATTCATAAAATACAAATGCGATTTTATGAGACGAATTTCGAAGAATATATACAAAGTGTCGATCGATGCAATTATCATCCCGAAATAAAAGCGATCGAACACTGTTTCCCCCGATCCATCCAACAATTCGATAATCTGATTGTGTATGGTCCCCCCGGTTCGGGCAAATACAGCCAGGTCCTCCATCTTCTTCGCCGCTACAGTTCCACCGATCTCAAATACCAGACCAAACTCAAAGTGGAAAGTGAAAAGGCGTCCTACACCTGTTCTATCAGCGATATCCATTACGAAGTCGATATGATGCTGTTGGGCTGCAATCCGAAAATCATCTGGCATGAGATCTATCAGCAGATTCTCGAGATCGTGATGACGAGTCCTTTGAAAATGGGCATCGTCGTATGCAAGAATTTCCACACCATTCACAGCGAACTCCTGGAGATCTTTTACAGTTATATCCAACAGTTCAATAATCCGTATATGAAAGTCCAGATCAAATTCGTCCTCATTACCGAACACATGAGTTTCATACCGACGAATATCCGGAAAATCTGCGCGCATCTTCATTTGAAGCGGCCCGATCCGGCGAACTTCGATGTCGGACTACAGCCCCCGCCGCCCCAACCCGGAGGGGCGCAGCCCCAACCCGGAGGACCCACCTTTTCCGCGAAGATCGCGAATTTCCGCCGGCCCCTATGTCCGACCATCCGCGACGTGGATCCCGATTCCGTCCTCAATCTCAAAGAATACCGTTCCTTCGATCTCGTCCCCACAGCCGATGCCCTTCCCTCCGATATATTCAACACCGTGTGTAACGGAATCATGCAAGAGATGAACCGCGCCGTCGACAATCGCGCCTTCGATTTCGCGCGTTTCCGAGATATTGTGTATGACATCCTCGTCTATAATCTGGACGCGACTGAATGCATCTATCAGATCCTCATACAGACGATTTTGAGCGGGCGTCTTACACCCAAATCCGTCGACTTTTTACTGGAAAAGACGTATGTCTTCTTGAAGCATTACAACAATAACTATCGCCCGATTTATCATTTAGAAACGATGCTGTTCTCTATAATAATCGAGTTGAAAAAAAATGGCGTCAGAGAGAAAAAGAAGCCTAGAAAAACTGCAGCTGCCGTTCACGGCGTCTCTGGATGATGTCAAACATGCATATCGGAAAATGGCGCTCAAATTTCACCCGGACAAGAATCGGCAATCGGATGCGGCGGCGAAATTCGCCGAGATCCACGAGGCCTATGAATATCTGACACGTCATTCAGATAACGGACTCGACTTTGACGAAGACGTCTGCTTTGCCGAAACCAACGGTGGCTTTGCCGAAACCGAAGGTGGCTTTGCCGAAGGGCTCGACTACAATGATCTCGTGTCGGACTATCTACAGCAGACCTTCGGAAACGACATCCTGTATAAAACCCTGTTGAAAGTCGTCCTCAAAAAACTGGTCACGTCGAAGACGGCCCTCGACTGGCTCCGCCGGCTCAACGTCGCCATGCTCGAACGCATCCACGCCTACCTCGTCCAGCACGGCGAAGTCTTCCATTTGCCCGCAGAATTCCTCGACGGTCTCGGCACCATCATTCGCGAGAAGATGCCGAAATCCGACAACACCTATGTATTGACACCCACGATCGACGACATGTTCGCATGCAATCTGTTCCGGCTCACGGTGGCAGGGACAAATTACGCGGTCCCACTATGGCATCATGAGATGGTGTTTGACGATCCGAATGGCGAGCCCATTTACGTGGAATGCCATCCCGTTTTGCCCGCCGACGTATGCATCGATTCCTACAATACGATCCATGTATACACGGCGAAATCGGTGGCGGAAATATGGAAATGCGGTGGCATCGATTTCGAATTGGGGACGCAGAAATTCTCCGTGGCAAAAGAGAAAATAACTCTGTCAGACAATCAATGTGTGGTGTTACGTAGAGTGGGTATTCCGCTGATCAATACGCGGGATGCCATGGATGTCAGTCGGCGGGGCGACATTCATGTGCATATTTTGTTATCGCAATAAAAATGTGTCAAACACACGTTTTTATTATTTTATTTTTATTTGGCTATGCCGTCTTTTAAGCGGCAGGCTTCTTCACGATCTTCTTGACGACCTTCTTCACTGGGGCTGGTGCTGCAGGTGGTGCCGGTGCATCCTCGCCATCGCTATCCTCGACGTGTGTGTCAATGGGCGCTGGAGCGGCGGCTTTCTTGATCTCTACTTTGGCCACCTTCTCGACGACGGCTTCGACTTCCTCGTCTTCCGGCGTCGCATCATCCACGACTTGATTACGAATCGCATCGCTGTCTTGCGGACTCAAATCAATCTGGCAGATTCCGGAAATGCTCACATCGTCGCGGGGCTTGACAATGCACTGAGCCAATCTCCAAGTAACACCCCATGCCTTTGCACCGCCTCCAATCCAGACGCCACCGCATTGTAATACGCAGGCGATCTTGCTACCCTTCTGGATTAAATCGATCGGAGTCTTGTCATTGTAATCGTTCGGGAAGATCTTGTTCTTGTCTTGGTCGTAGATCTCAGTCTTCCATTCGCCGTCCCAGAGTGGGACTTTCACGTTGATCTTCGGAGGCTTCGAATAATCGAAATCGGTCGAATCGGGAATCTTGGGATACTTGACGAAGGGATACAACGATTCTGTGACTAATTCGCGCGACTTCTTCTTGCCAAACCACGCTTCGCTGTTCTTGACGGCATCGTCGATGATTTGCTGTTCGAATGCCTTCATCTTCTCCAAGAATGTGTTGCTATCGGCACTGACTTCGCCGTCCTTTGGGAACTGCAATTGAACGCTGTATTTGCCATCACTGACACCGGTATCCTTGTCGACATAATCCTGGCATCCCCAAGTGAGCATGAGCGGAGTGCTGATCTGAAGTCCGCGATTAGATGCGAGACTAATAATCGATACGGCCTTGCCACCTTGCTTATTCACCTTGGGCTGCATGTATTTCACCGCAGCGGTGTTCCATTCATCAAACTTAACAACAATCTTAGATGCCATCTCTACTGGTATGAGTTATTTTATGCATAATCTTTATATCGATTTTTTGAGACGATTTCACGAGTCGATCGCATTTATATGTCGTGTGTCCGAAAAAAAAGCGGCCTATCATATTATTCGGCGAGTTCGATTGGGTCGGATGCCGTATTTTCCACAGGTTCGTTTATGGATTCAATAGGCTCGCTTACAGGATCTAACAGATTCGTATTTTCTTCGGGTTGTCCAACAATATATTCTGTTTGACTTTCTGGTTCGGGTTCTGCATGCACATCTTCTGTATGTAAATCTTCCACTACAGCGTCAGCCACCACTTCTTGTACATCCAGTGGAGTATCAGCCACCTCCACGACATCAATCGTGACTTCTTGTACATCTTCGATGACCCCATCAAAATTCGTAGGTGTGGATCCATCCGACGAAAAGAACGACGGAACCGGAATCAACTCAATCGCCGGTGGGTCAGGGAAATCTTCGTCACTCGACAGCGTGTCTTTGCGACTCGTCGTTATGTCCGAATCCGCCGCGGTCGACATCGATATCGACGACGAATTCACAGACGCGAGAGACGGGGCCGGCGTAGCCGGATACTCGTCCGTCAAAATCACCATCTTGAGCGGTTTGCGCGCCGGCTCCACAATCGTCATGTCACTCCCCGTCGACGACGCCACGTCGTCCATCATCGCCCGTTTCAACTCATTCACAATGTGTTTGTCGATCTGATCATTCTTCAACTGACTGATGATTTTTTTGCTGCTCTTTTTCGTGTCCACCGATTCGAACTTGATGTCGTGATTCAGCTGGCTCAACATCAACTGAATCTTCGTCATGAACCGCGTGAAATATTTCGAATGCGTCTTGTGGAAAAACTCGATGTAGCTGATAAACAGCATGATTTTCTCTCGCATCATGTTGATATTGAAATTGAACGTGTTGACGAAATTGTCGATACTAAACCCGATCTGATTCTTCGTCTGATAGATCTTGAGATCGTGCTCCTTGTTCAGAATATGACTGTTCATCGACGTGAGCAAGACCAAGATGGCCTCGTGCAATTCCTTGATCCACTGGAAATCGTATTGTTTGAAAGGCTCTAAATCTTTGTATACTGGGTAGGTCGTGGGAACGCGGACCATGTCCAACAGTTTCTGATCCGTCACATTCTCTTCGACATATGAAACGATGATTTTGTGCAGTTTGTAATATTCGCAATACATCTTGTTCGTAATGGCGAAATAGAGACGCTGCATGTCTTCATATTCGATGTCGATCAACTTCCCCTGGAAATAGAACGAGTCCAGAGTAAAGACAAACAGATTGTGTTGATTCTGCTGGATGAATTCCGTATAATTCTGTTTGATCTGTTGGATGCGTGAATGCAGAACGGAAAATATTTGCGAGGTGGATTCTTTGTGTTCGACCAATTTCATAAAGTCGGTTTTCAGATCATTGATTCGTTGTTCCATTATACTGTCTCCGGAGAAAAATGTTTGCTCAATGTACATAATGGAGGCGAAACAGGAATTAGTCCCTACAGAAGACCCCGATCATTTGAGCACGACGACGGCGAATGCCGCAGTAACTGCCGATAATACGGAGTGGTCTGTCGAACACGAACGCATATTGATTGAATGGGCCGACAAAGCCATGTGTTATCGCTGGCTGCACGATCGGTCACACACTCTATTTTCGAATTTGAACGCCTGGTATACGATTCCGTGCATCATCATTTCGACGCTGGCCGGAACGGCGAACTTTGCACAGGCGCGTATTCCGGTCGAATACCAGGCGCTGTTTTCCATGGTGGTCGGTGGAATCAATATTTTAGGCGGTATCATCAGCACGATCCAACAGTATCTGAAGATCACGCAGCTGAATGAGGCACACCGCGTCAGTAGTATTGCATGGGACAAATTTTACCGGAATATCAAGATCGAGCTGGCGAAACATCCGATGGAGCGCATTGCGGTCTCACACATGTTGAAAATGTCGAAGGAGGAGTTCGACCGATTGATGGAGACGAGTCCGACGATTCCGGAAAAGATCGTGGCGAATTTCAAGGCGTCGTTCCGCGATAGTGCGGAGTTTGTCAAGATTTCGAAACCGGAGATTTGCGATGTGTTGATTTCGACGGAGAATTTCCGGAATCCTTGGTATACGGACGACAAACAGCAAGAGATGGTGGTGATCAAGTCGATGATGGAGACGAAGAAGAAGGCGCTGCAGGAGAAGAACAAGATGATGGTGCGCGATTTCAAGCGGACGTTTCACAATCTGAATCATCGGGAGCCGATGGAGGACGAGATTCTGTCGAATATGAAGGAGATCATGGATGTCGGTGTTTTGCGGGCCGTGATTGCAGAACTAAAAGAAGAGAAAGATCCTGTCTAAGGGAGTTTATATGCAGATAATATGTTGGATGTACAACATATTAACAGAACAACAGAATTAGTTTGCGGTTGTGTTTGTGTTTGTGTTTTGTGTGATATCTTGCCATGATGTAGTATTGTCTGACAGTGAACCAGATTGGTCGGATTGCGTATTTTGACTCCATGAGGATTGTTGTTTTTCGGCGGGAGAAAAACTGACAGATCCGACGTTCGATGGTGGTTCTGCGGATGTCGATATTTTTGCGGTATTGTTGATCTGAGGTAGTGGTGGTTGCTGTTGGGAGGTTTGCAGTTGTTGTGGTGACAGTTGGTTGTTTGTATTTGTTGGATTTGTACCGGCAGATACTGATGCATTATTAGTGGTGGCGATAGATGCCGAAGATGGCGGTTGATTACTGGGGGTGATCTTTTGTTGGTTGGTTGTGGACTGATTAGTTGGTGTAATAGATTGATTATTCGTTGTTGATTGACTATTCGTTTGTGCTGGATTAATTGCTGATTGATTATTCGCTTGACTATTAGGATTTGCGGCATTCGCTGGTGGTTGATTATTCGTTGCCGCTTGATTAGACGCCTGGTTCTGAAGATTCGACGGATCGGGCAATACAACCGCATATGCAGTGTCGCCGGATTTATCAACATGAATATATTCTGTAATACCTTTACCAATGTGTTCTTCGATCGCTTTTTTCAATGCTGTCAACGCAAGTTTGTGCATTTGTTGGTTTGTGGCAGAGTTTGCTACAGCCGTCAGATTTGCAGTAGTTCCTGCAATTGCCGGCATTAAAACTCCAGTTTGTGCTTGTACAATGTTTGCATTTTGCTGGTATTGTGTTTGTACAACACTATTTCCTTGTCCAGAAGCAGAAGTTCCAGAAGGAGTAACAGAAGGATTAACAGAAGGAATAACAGAAGAAGTTCCAGAAGGAATAACAGAAGAAGTTCCAGAAGGAATAACAGAAGGATTAACAGAAGGATTAACAGAAGGAATAACAGAAGAAGTTCCAGAAGGAATAACAGAAGGATTAACAGAAGAAGTTCCAGAAGGAATAACAGAAGGAGTAACGGAAGCAGAACCTATTCCAGAACCAGGAGGATTCGTAGCCGTCGAAGCCTCAACACCAATCGGAGGAGCGGCCACATCGTTCGGATCATGATTGAAATAGTTCTCTTCATCGTCAATCCGAAACAACAATTTATCTGTATGACGAATACGTATCATCTCTGACGAATTCTCATCCTGAAACGTATAGATAAACGGCTCAACTACCGTCGTTTTCCCAAACATCCCACCCGACTTGATCGTTCCCACACAACTCACAAATATTCCGGCATCATGATACATTCCATTTCCATATCGATAATCATACTTGTTCTGTCCAGACAATTCATTCATGCTCTCACCGCGTTCCGTGCTACGCGGGTCTTTCGGAATGTATACGACGATCTTTCCATTTTTCAGATTCGCTTGGGTCGGGTCGAGAATGGGTTTGAACCACCCGTCGTCATACAGATCATCATTTGGTGCTTCGTTCTCGCCCTGACCCGTCGGTTCGATGACATTTGTTACATTAGGCGTTTCTGAAGGCGCGGAATTAGGGGTTTCTGCAGGCACGGCACCAGTCTGCGTATCATCAGTGGATTGAGCCATTGGATTAGGTATATTCGACACCGCATCCGACACCGCATCCGACGCCGCATCTGAAACCTTCTTTGTTACAAGTTTTGATGCTTTTGATGCTACTTTTGATGCTACTTTCGCAGCACTTTTTCCAATAGTTGTTACTGCTTTCGAAAACATATTACCTCCCGTTATATGATGAGTTGGATGATACGCCTCATAAAACTCTCGCAACTCCGCAGGAATCCCCTCTTTCGGCAGCCGAACTTCATGTGTCTTCAAATAGTCTAACAAATCATCTAATTCCCGTTCTATTTTCGATTTCATATCTAAATATACGGGATATAATTGAATCGGCCATTTTCATATATCGTCGCTTTAAATATATCGTCATACCCCTCCACATAGATCGACTCCCCGTTCGTAATCTCCGGGCAACCGTATTCGCTCGTGCAGCTCTTGCCATTTCGGCTCAGGGGCAGTTTGGTCTGAATCGCGCCACTGTTGGACATCGTATAATACTGCCATTTGTCGGATCCCGCCATATGTTTGCGGCCCATGAGCGGCAAGATCAGATTGTCCGATTCGCGCCCACGCTGTTTCGTGAGGATTCCCATCTGGCCATACGACATTCCCGTCGCGCGGGTTTCGACGTTGACGGGAATTCCCGAAGCGCGAGTTTCGACATTGAAAGCTCCCATTCCAGGAGGAGGGATGAGCACATCGGCGCCTAAACCTCGCAAATCGCCAGTCGCATTTTTCAATGGCGGAGAGAATACGTCAAACATATTCCCTTGTTCGATGTTCCTGGTGGAAATACCGCCGATGGACGGCAGGAGGACTACGGGCGTCGACGCACGTTGAATCCCGTTTTTCGTCGACATGAAAAACAGATATCCGCCGATGACTAAACTAATCAAAATCAGAAGAATCGTGGTGTTTTCTATACAAAAAACACCAGGCGCGCATTTTCTTGCCATTTACTATAGCAGGACATTTTCCGAGGCATATCGGGGGATTGGATTACAGAGTGGTTTATCCGCCCCATTTGAACGGGTTCGCAATGCATTCGATGAATTTCTGAATGAGACTAAATCGGAATCGAGGAATCGACCGCAGTGGCCGGACTTTGCAACTATAACACGTCTTTATTACCGTATCCGGGAAATGGATGATATGGAATCCCGTGCCCATTCCGTCCGGCGCCGGATCGTGCAAATACTGATCCATGCCTTCCAAGAAATTCCAGATATCGTGTTCGATCTTGTACATCGCATCGGACTCGATCATCCAGTCTAAAAACCAGATGACGAAACGGACCGGCAAATACGCCGCCCATAAAGCCGTGTCGAGAAGATACCAGATTCCACATTGCGGTAGATTGACCATTCCGGTGAATCCGCATTTCAAAAAATCCGCCGCCCAGGGTATGAAATCCACGAAAAACCAGGGTATGAAATTCACAAAAAAATATTTCACGGCATATCCGAAGAGCGCAAAGAAACTAAACAGGCATTTCCCGATCATTATCACCATTAGCACGATTCGCAACGATTGCATCTTATTGAATACACTAATTACTAATCCAAACTGTGTCTGGACCTTCGTGACAACGGTCTGTACTAAATTAATTACTTGCGCCGCATATTGTATTATTTGCATTGGTAATGTTGCCGCCATTTTTTCTGTATTATACGGATATATTTCGAGAGCCATGCCGTCGGCATATAAAATCACACATATGTGTGATTTTATGGTTAGACGGGGTCTTTGAACATCGACATATTCTTTGAAATGCTGTTGATGGTGTCCAACAGTGGTTTATATTGATTCATACTGTTGAGCATTTTCTCTTGCGCTAAAATAAGCCGGTCGGACTTTTTCTCGTATTCGGATACTTCCGTGTCCGTCATCAATTTCTGCTTGAAATGTTCCGTGTCTTTGGGATTGATTTCGAGTTTGGATCCGGCAGATTCCGCATTGTTATCCAGTTCCAGCTTAATGGGGGCTGGGGTTCCGGAGGCCTTTTTGTCGGAAGGCTTCTTGGCGGCCGCCTTTTTATCGTCCCCCTTTCCATTTCCCTTTCCGTTTTTATCGGACTCATCTCCGTCTTCCGACGTAGTATAGGTCACATCTCCTGTATTATCCGACGCGTCTTTGTTATCCATACCTTCTTGTACATTTGGCGCCGCGGCCCCCCCGCATCCGCAACCGCCGCACATTCCCTCCACCGTCAAAATTCCCCGCAAAACCCCGCTCGTCCGCAAGAGAAACGTGACGGCCAACGTGGTGCCCAACACAACCACCATATTCTTACTAAAAAACGTCGTCAAGAATCCGATCAATACCAAGATCGATGCATACAGCATATTTCCCTGCATCAGAAACGACAGGAAATATAGAAGCGTTACGAAAAACAATCCATATAAAACAGAAGTATTCTGTGTGATTTTTTTAAGCAGGCCCATGATTTTGCCAAAGTTCAACATATATCATATTCCCATATTTTATTTATGCATAGCACGGAATTGCGTCTAAATCAATCAATTCGGAGTCGATCGCCATTTCCAACAGGTCGTCCTGTGAAGTAATGGCATAGCGTTTGAATGCGGGTTCCGATAATTGCGCCTCCGGTGTGGGCCAGTGGACCGTTCTGGCAATCATCTTGTACAACTTGAACTGGGGATAACGTTCTTCGCCGGTTCGTTTGTACAACACATTGTATCCATTGTCGTCGCGCACCCATTTCAAGATGATGCGCTGGAATGCGTCTAGTTCGTCATACGACGCTTTCGTCAGACCCGATGTCTCGTCCAACACGAAATCATATATGGCGCAGGCTAAACGGCAGAGGTCGAACGCGTAGTTCGGATCGACGCGGGCCTTGTTCTCATTGAAATAGGGTTCGCAATTGTATTGGCCGTGGGCATCGCCTGTCGGGCTAAAACAGTCGCTGCAGAAGGTCTGTCCGCCGTATTTGTAGATGGCGCGGCCGAAATCGATCAGTTTGAAGATGCGGCCATAGGTCGGGACCTTGTAGATTTTCTTCGCGTATTTGTAATACAGGAATTCTTTCTGAGTAGTGACGTAGGTGATATTCTGTGTATGGAGGTCGTTGTGGGTGAAATGGAAGGCTTTTTGCATAGTGAGCAGAATCATGATGATTTGCATGAGCGTGGCGAGGCCCATGTCTTCGTCCTCGATCTTGTCTTTTGTGAAGAGGGAATCGAGAGTGCCGCTGCATTCTTCCAGACAGATCATTTGTACGGGGAAATCGTGGATGTAGGTATAGAGGGCGACGTCCGATTCTTCGGAGCCCCCGTCAGATTCGGATTCGCCCCCTTCTTCAGATTCGCCCCCTTCTTCAGATTCGGATTCTTCTTCGTCATCAGACACATGATCTTCGTCATAATCGCCTTCGACGGGTTCGTCGATCATGGCCGAATCGTCGGAATAATTCGTAATACTATTGTTGGACGAATTCGTGCTGTTGGATCGGAGAGACATTTTCTCTTGTATGTCGAGATCATCCAGATCCAAATCCAATTCGACTTCTTCTGGCACGACATTTTGTACATCCATTTCTTCTGGTGCTTGAATTCCTTCGATGGGATCCATCTCGTCCAATTCCAGCTCGACGTCCGCCTCGAATTCCAGCTTGTCTTTGTTTTTCCGCGAACCGAAATTGGAAAACGGATCGACGGGCTGATCGATCTCATACAGGACGCCGCGTCCGTCCGTGAAATGCTGCCATCGAACCAAATAATCGTAATCGTCGGCGGCATTGTATCGGAATTTCTCTTGTACACCCATGTAGGATCCGTAATAGTCCACGGCGTTTACGAACCCGTGTTCGTGCAACAGCTTCGATCCCAAGAAACAGAAAAAGTTGTCGACATGCGAGAAATTATTGGTGTCAGACAGACGTTCATGTGCGGCGGACCGGTCGAATGTTGGCAGTTCATTGATGCTCACGTCTTCGTATTTCCCCACCAAATATCGGACGGGATCGACCAGGGGTGCGAATTTGACAAAGACGGGGCGCTCGTGAACTTCGCGCGTGTTTACGTCATACACATGTTCTAAATCGACGATCGAATACTTGTGATTCAGAGTGATGGAATCGAAGTTGGATTCATTCATCTCGAAGAATTTGGAGAGAATGGGATTGTAGGACTGGAATTGGGAGAATTTGTAGGGCCGGTATTGGATTTCGGCGACGGAGCCGACTTTGTCTTCTGAGACTTTGGATTCTACAGGAGAATCGGTACATTCGGCAGCGATGTCGACAGCGGCTTCGCCGCCACCATCGGTCATACACCGAATCTTTTCGGCCCATTCGTCGATTTCGGCACAATGATCTTCGTATTGTTTCTCTAAATAATCCAAATCGGGGCGTTTTGTCTTTACATAAGACACTGTAAATTTAGGAGTAGATTCCTGCTTGAGCATCTCGATACACCAAATAAATATATTGTTTGACAGAAACCATACGCGTGTTCGATACCCCGTTTTTTATTTCTGACTTAATATAAAATGGCACAGGCAGCATTGGCTTTAAAAAAATTCAATATGCAGCGGATCAAGTTCAACAATGGAAAGGACAATGCTCCGACGATCGTGTTGATCGGGCGGCGCGAAACCGGCAAATCGTTTTTGGTCCGAGACCTCCTCTATCATTTCCAGAATATTCCCATCGGGACCGTCATGTCGGCGACCGAGGCGAGTAACGGGTTTTACGGGACCATCGTGCCCAAACTCTTCATTCACGAGGAATACAAATCGACACTGGTGGACAATTTGTTGCGACGTCAGCGGGCCATTATTACGCAGATTCAGAAAGAAGAGGCCATGTACAAGAAATCGTCCATCGATCCCCGCACCTTCTGCATTTTAGATGATTGTCTGTTTGACAATTCGTGGGCGAGAGACAAGCTCATGCGAATGCTTTTCATGAACGGCCGACACTGGAAAATCATGGTGATCATTACCATGCAGTATCCTTTAGGTATGCCGCCCATTCTGCGAACGAACATCGATTACACGTTCATTTTGCGTGAGAACTATTTGGTGAATCGAGACAAGATCTGGCGAAATTACGCGTCCATGTTTCCTACACTCGAATCGTTTTGTCAGGTGATGGACCAGACGACGGAGAATTACGAATGCCTCGTGATTGATAACAATGTCAAGTCGAACAAATTGAATGATCAGGTGTATTGGTACAAAGCCGAGCAGCGGCCGGATTTTAAGCTGGGATCGAAAGAGTTTTGGGAGATTTCGAAGAACATGTGTAATGATGATACGGAAGAATACGATCCGTCGAAACCGAAGAAAGCGTCGTCGCAGCGGATTTTGGTGAACAAGACGAAATGGTAGAGGGGCTATCCTTTGGTAGAGGCCCATCTTCGATGGGCTATCCTTTGGTAGAGGCCCATCCTGGGGGGCTATCCTTTGGTAGGGGGCTATATGTAATCACATGAAACGGCCACGTCATTCTCATCAATGCGGAATGGTTTGCCGCATCCATAGATTTCATTCCGGTCGGCTAGTGCATCGCATTCTGTCTTACACATGTGTGGATCGATCTGTTGCATGGTGGACGTGTAGACGCCATGGCGGAAAATCCGACAATTCAATTCGCGTTTGTCAATATAAATAAAGTCTCCACAATGAGGGCATTTTACGACGATGACATCACCCATTTGTACAGATGATTGATTTTTTGATACAGAAATATTTATCCCAGCGTGGGATAAATATTACAACCGTCACCAAGGGGTTAAAACAGTCTATACACATAATTGTTGGTGTCTTTCGCCAAGTTGAGCGACAAATGATACGCCCCCGACGATCCAGTATCCGGATTACCATTCCCCTTCTGGTAATACGTCCAAATCGTTTGTGGATCCAGAGGTTTATTCCATCGATTCAGATTGCTCAAATAAATGTCGGATTGGCCGAAAGAAAATGTTGGCGAATCGTCCGCCGAATTCGACATCGGCTGTTGCGTCAGTTTCTGCGATCGCACCATCTTGCCGTTCATGTACACATCCACATAACTGTTGGCCACACTCACGACGACGTAGGTCCACGATTGAATGGGGAAATTCTCCGACACGGTGGTGGTGACCGTCGTATTGGCGGCCCCCGTTCCCACGGCAATATCGGCATACAACGTGGGTTTTGTTTGATCGAATCGCATAGAAAATAGCCATGGCTTTCCGGAAGTTCCATTGTTCTGGCTATTTCCATACATGAGAAAGGGCGATCCGCTCGTTCGGAAAGTATTGACAAAGATCCACGTTCCTACGGCGTAATTGGCGGAAAAGGGCCCGTTGATCGAACTCTGCGGAATCGGCGCTAAACTGGCGGAATTCAGATATAGATTTTTCGAAACGGTGGGCTGCGAACTCATGAATGTGTAAATATAGAATCCCAGGACCAACACAATGATTGTAAGAATGAGAATTAACCAATTCATTTATTATAGTCCTACAAAATATTCGTGTGAGATGGTCTTCTAAAGGGCCCCCACCATAATCGAAAGAGAAAATGTCATATTATATTATATGAAGAAACCCAACAATAGATGTAAGACACGCAAACGTAAACACAAAAAAGGTGGCAAAATACCACAATATAACGACGATTTTTCCCCTATTTAGGGTGTAATGTATTTTTCCATGGAAAGCTAATCGTGCCAATTCGTGCAGAAAGCAATACTTATCCGTGTATTGAGCTGACGTCCGATTTTTCGATTGTTCCAATGGAGCCACTATACAAATCGATTGAAGAATTACAGAGAATATACACTGTGTCAAACACCATAAATTATGATGATCTATATCCAATCATTCAACGAGAAAAGATTGATCTGGCAATTGGATATATTGATGCATTAAATTCCATAGAGGTTGGAATGAACGCGATAATTCCATCTTGAATAATCCTGGACAACCTCTTCTCCATCATATCGATACACAATCGATTCTGGAAACAGACTATACACATAGTCCTCGGTTTTCATTTGGCGCAATCTATCTTTATGAACCAGTGCATACATAGCACCAGTATGATTTGTATCACGCATAATATGAATATAATCCGAATCTTCCTCTGTTGCAAGAGGAAAACTAGGCAAAGAATCCGATAACAGTTTCCAGAGGAAAATGTCATCATTCATATCCATGATTTCACGCATGGCTTGTTGACGAAGTTCGAAATTATTAGTGGCAGACGACATGGCGCTGACTGAAATTATGCTGTAGAATACGCGGAAAAAAGTTTATCAATTTTTTGGGGGCATAGGCCGCAAAGCGGCTGAATCCGAATGGTCTAACGGGGGTTCAGCGCTTTCTAGAGCACGTTTTTTGAAGAATTGTGTATCCACAGTGTGTGCCGTATTTTTTTAATAGTTTCTTACATGTTTTTCGTTTGAGTCCTCTATTTGCATTGTTTGCATACTCAGTATTGCACCGTTTTTTATTGTAATTTTTATATATTCTCTTGCATTTCTTCGTTTTTGAACTAACTAAGCTAATACATTTATTGCTGTGTTTTGACTGTAATTGGTTGGATTCGTTTAGTCTAAACTGTTGGTTATTTCCTGAATGGCACGTCCATGGAATAATTCTCGTTTTATCATATTTAAACCCACCTTCTGCGTCTAAACATTTCCCATCGGCTAATTTAATTTGCGTCCAAGAATGATTCATTATTATATTCATACATTTAATTATAAAAGGAACAACGCTTCACAAAGCACCCTAGCAATACATCATCAACAAACTCTGTGATTGTTTCTCTTCATTCTTAATCAATATATCAATATGCTTTCTCGTCACTGTAATCGGAAATTCGACCTTCATCTCGATTTCCTTGCTAAACAGATTATCTTCCTCCTTCATTAATCGAAACAAATTCAATTTCGTATGCACAATCTCCAAACATCTCTTCATATTCCTCACACCCGATTCTTCGTGTGTCAAATGCTTCGCTCCGATAATATATTGAATCGTATCGTCTGGAATTATCACATCGGTTTCGTTAAACCCCACCTGTTCACGAATCTTTGGCAACTAAATCAGACATTAGCGCGCCGGCATATTTTACAAACAAATCATTGAAAAAATTCGTTCATTCTATGCATGATTTGTATTATATGGATGTTCCGGATAATATATATAGGAAAAAGATTAAACATGAAAAATTGGATTTGAATCTGAGATATGTGACCAATATATCAAACATATTATCTCGTCGAATGGTTGATGCCGATTTTTTGAATTTTTTGAGTATTGAAAACTGGGATGTGAGCAATGTGACAGATATGCACAAAGCGTTCAATTCATGTCGTTGGTTTAACTGTGATCTGAGCCGATGGAATACCGGACGGGTCATAGATATGCACGGCATGTTTAATGAGTGTTCAGAATTTCATAGTGATCTGAGCAAATGGAACACCGAAAACGTTACAAATATGGATCAAATGTTTAGTTACTGTCGAAAATTTCATAGCGATCTGAGCCGTTGGAATATAAAGAATGTCAAGAGTATGAATAATATGTTTACCGGTTGTCAAAAATTCATCGGAACGCGAATACTCGCGAACTGGAAAATACCAAAAGGAACCAATGTAGAAAAAATGTTTGAGGGTACAAAGACTGAAATGGATGAATGTGCACTTGGAATTGCAAATTCATGTAATATTTCGGGTGGTCGACGTATATAACCAGACAAATTTTGCTCGCATCCGCTCACCCGGTAGAGCTTCGCTCATCCGGTAGAGCTTCGCTCATTGCATCGGTGGCAATAGCTTCGCTCACCCGGTAGAGCTTTGCTCATTGCATAGGCGGATTCTTCACCGCAAAATAATTGTATTTATTCACAATGAACAACTTCGTCAGCGGTTCCGGATAATACACTACATTACATATCGATCCATACAATCCATCCCCACCATTCGTGTCCGGTCCTACATATACCATCGGATGTTCCGTATAAACGGGCATCGATTCCGCGGCGAAATTCACTGTGCGTTCAATTTCGCCGTTCACAAACACATCCACACGATTGTCCACATAATTGAATGTCAGATTGTTCCATCGCTGTTTCGGCAACGTGATCTCCGTCGTCGTATTGTCAGACACGGTAATAATGCAGCGATCCTGTCCGTCCGTATTGTCATACACCATCTTCGGATGGAGATGCCCCTGATCATCTGTCATACAGAATATTGTGGTGGGTTGCGAATACGCCAGCTTGCTATTCGCGGCGGCGTTCAGATAGACCCAGAGAGAGAGGGCCCATTTTCGCCGGAGAGACGTGGCCGGTTTCGCCAAGTAGATGTTTTCCGAAAACGCGGGTTTCTCCACTTTGAAAATGGCGGATCGTTTGAAATCGTGGTCGATGAATTTCTTTTTACTCAGCATGACGGGCTCGTTCAAGAGGACCATCGCATTGCCCGCGATATTTCGCTGGACGAACGGAATCAGATAGAAATAGGCCAGTAAAAGGGCGAGTTCCAGGACAAACAGGATATAGAGTGTGGGTGGCGCGGCTGTCACCTCGGCCCGCAAATACGTGATCAAATCCGAGAGAAGACAGGGGAGATAGAAGACGAGGTTGATGAAAAATCCGGTCCAGCCGCTGAATTTGCGGAGATTGTTGGCGAAAATGTTGTAGACGATGGAGAGGGCGACGAACATGACGAGGAGGGTCATGATCCAGCGCACTACCTCGCTCTCCAGATAGGAGCCGATATTGAAATGGACGAAAATGTAGATGATGAGGAAGACGACGGCGAAGATGACGGCGGATCCGATCATGTAGGTTTTCGACTGTGCATCGAAATTCGTCACGAGATAGATGAATACGGCGATCAGGGGAATGATGATGGAATAGATCTGTAGGCCGAATCCGTCTGTCTTTGCAATCGATGCTAAATAGAATTGGTACATGATGAAGACGCATACCGCGATCAAGACGGTCACAATGAGGAATTGGGGTGTGATCGTCGTCCCCATCGCGGATAGGGCTGTTTGATATGGCATCATTATTGTAGGTGTAGATTTTATGCGACGCAGAAAATCCACAGAGGGCGTCCATTCAGGGGGCCCTTCTGGGGGCCCTTCGGGGGGGACCCTATTGAGAGGAGGCAAAGATTTTGAGAATGCCTTCCGGATATTTCATATTCTGTAAGACACGTATTCCACCTTGAACTCGCGAGATCCCGTCCCCAATCTTGTGTTTGTACACGAGTGAGCCATCGGCCGTCTCTTCGACGAGCATCTGCCGATTCACGATCGCCGGATTCTCATCCAGTTTGTCACACACACTATAATAATGGGTTGTTAGAAGGAAGCGGACGCGCGGGTTTTCCAACAGATAACTCAAGAAGGCGTAGGCCGCTTTGACGGCCTCGTCGGGATTGGTGCCGGAATAGAGTTCGTCGAAAATGATGAAATGGCGGCCACCCCCATGGTCGATGCTGTCGAGAATGTCTTTGCATCGTCGCGATTCGGCTTGGAACAGACTGTCGCGTCCCGATGTGTCGGGAATGTTCAAATAGGAATGGATGCGAGAGAATGGCGCCAGTTTGGCGGATTTGTAGAATCCGCATCCGAATTGTTGAGAGAAGATAATGTTGATGGCCGCCGTTTTCAGGTAGGTCGTTTTTCCGGAGGCGTTCGGTCCACTAATGATGGAGGATTTGTCAGACAGATCACATGAGTTTTGTATTCCGTTGGGCAGATGTGGGGGATAGATCATGTCTTCAAAGATGGTGTTTTCGGAGGAGATGTACAAAGAGGGGACGTCCAGAGATTCGGTGTCTTTGTCGGTGTCATCCGCCGAAGATGTGTCATCCGCCGAAGATGTGCCATCCACCGATGACGGAACGTCCGCCGATGACGGCACGTCCGCCGATGACGGCACGTCCACCACAGTGAACTCACAATAATTCATGTGTCCGGCATCAATGTGCGCCCGCAATTTCCGCAGATTATCAATATATCCCTCGAATCCAACAGAATATTTAAATGCCGCTTCGAACTCGGTATTCGAATGTACAACATAGAATTTCTTCAAGAGCGTGCCGATCTCGCCGATTTTCGAAAAACTGGGTTCGAAGATCGCGGTCCCCGCCACGGTCTGATAGAACTCGCGTAATACGGACGATTGGTGTTTGACGACGCGTACAAAGGCCCGGTGTTGCTCCGTGATCGGGTGATTCGTCCGTACATAAGTGTCCATACTGGCCACACTGTAAAACAGATATTTCTCCAAATTCGACAGATAGCGATTCACGTTCTTGATATTCTCGTAGAATCGGACACACGACTGATAATTCGAATACATATTGTAGGCATAGATGCCGAGGAGCCCGAAGCCGTACAAAATGGCCCCCATATCCATATTCGTGCCCCCGCTGAAAATGCCGACGAGGGCTTTGCCAAACATATTGTTCCGGGCAATGTCTTTGAAAACGGCCAGATAGAATTCGAAATTGATGGGGACGCCGCGGACCTTCAGAATGACGAAAGGGATGATGAACATGAGGAGGGGCATGATGAGACTGACCATGGGGCTGATCATATTGACAATGGACATGGACTGTAGGAAACTGGGGACTTGATTCAGGTGTTTGAGGAAACCGAGTTCGATGTAGCTGTATCGGAAATAGAAATCGGGGTCTTCTTTCGACGCGAGCCAGATGGCGTTGATCTCGGCATAGCTCGGATCGTAGTTGCCGACCACGTTTTTCATGGTGTTGTCATACAGATGCATTTGTTGGAGGATGGACTGATTCTCGCGGAGAAATTCGGGATTCGTGGAAAACTGGCGTTTCCATTGTTGGATGGTTTTTTCGCCAAAGGGCGATGGATCCAGGGCGATTTCGTACATGGTCTTTCTCTTGGGTTCGTCAGAGGGGGCATCCGCATCCGCATCGCAGAATACGTCCGAAAAAACATCATATGAGGATTCGCGGCATAGTTCGAGATCGGCGACGACGACGGGATCGATGGGCGAAACGTCTAAACGGACTTCGGGTTCTGCCGAAGTGTCTAAACTGTAGTGTTCAATGGGCAGTCGAAAATTCGTTGCTCTGGTGGGCGGTATGGGCGGTTCGGAGTCGAAAAAAAACATCTATACTCCGGCATCAAAATAAAATAATGTGTTAGACGCATTGTCCAACAGATTATGTGTGTAAAACAGTATAAAGCCATATTCCGAATACACATCGGAAGCTCGATTAGCTCAGTTGGTCAGAGCGCAGGTCTAATAAACCTGACCGGGTTCATATGATTGAGCATTTTTCTAATATTTTGTGATTTCACAAAATATCAGTGTCAAACACCATATTAAGGAACCGGCTCAAAATTCGCCGGCAATTCTTCGATCGAAATGTGATAATGCGCCTCGATCCGGCGCATCAAATAAATATCGTGCTGTGTGACGAAATTGATCGCCATCCCTTTGCGACCCCATCGCCCGCTCCGCCCAATCCGGTGCAAATACGTATGCACGCATTTCGGAATGTCGAAATTGATCACCACACTCACCTGCTGGATATCGATCCCGCGCGCCGTCACATTCGACGAAATGAGCACCCGGTATTTCCCCGAACGAAATGCGGCGAATTCGCGCTCCCGCTCTGCCTTGTCCATCGAACTATGAATGCATCCCACAGCAAATCCCTCTTCACTCATGGCCTTGTGCAAATCCGACACCCGTCGAACAGAATTGCAATAGATGATGCACTGCGAAATGCTGATGACGGAAAAGAGATCCTTCAGCGTCTCGTATTTCATGTAGTCGTTTCGCAGACCGACATAATACTGTTTGATACACTCTAAATTGAGCTGTTCGACGGGAATCGAAATGTGCACCGGGTCGCGCATGAACCGCTTCGTCATATCCAGCATCGTATCGGGCATGGTCGCACTAAACACGGCGATCTGCGCGTCTTTGTTGAGCGCCTGACAGATATTGTAAATCTGGTCTTTGAAACCCTGCGACAGCATCTCGTCGGCCTCGTCCAACACCATAATTCGCGCTTCGCGCAAATTCAGATATTTCCGGCGGATCATGTCGTAAACGCGGCCGGCACTTCCCACGACGATATGGGGAACAGTCTCCTGGATCGATTTGGCGTCTTCCTGGATGGAGGTGCCGCCGACGATGGTTTTCACGCGGACGGGGACGTCCATTTTCGATCCGAGTGCTTCGACAACCATACTAATCTGTTTGACGAGCTCGTGTGTTGGCGCCATGATGATGGCCTGGATCTTGTCCACGGAACAGTCGATGCGACTGAGCGTGCCGATGGAAAATGCGCCGGTTTTGCCCATGCCGGATTGGGCCTGGGCGATCACGTCGCGCCCACTCATGACTTGCGGAATGGACCGGCGCTGAATTTCGCTCGGATGTTCGAATCCATATGCATAGATTCCGCGCAGAATTCCGTCCGACAGCGCCATGTCGTCCCATTTTTCTGGAATATTATCGGTAGTCGGTTCGTTTGTCGGTAAATTTGACATGATATATTTTGTATGGACGATTTTATTTTGTTTCTGTATAACTATTTTGTGGGTTTCGGTTTGCACGTTCCACCGGAACATCCCGAAGGTTTTACTGGTTTGGGAGCCATATACAATTGTCAAACAGAATATTTCGTTCTGACGAACGCGTTCGGCAATGCAAAGAAAACCCCCGCCAATCGAGATAAAAGCATGCCTACAATACATCTATCATGTCGAAATTGGATGAACTAAATGAACGGATCGCGCAATTGATCGAAGAAGCGTTTGACGAAACGGCGTCGTCCGCATCAGACCAAGAGCATTATCTCGACACTCTCACAGATACGGAATACGACGATTTCGTGGACATGGTGGACGATCTGTTCCATTCCTATATGGAAGTTCCCGAGCATGTCTTACAGATCAAAAATCCGGATTGTGCGCATACGATTGCAGCCGAACTGTGCGATGCCATTTACGAGCCCCTGTTCGATGCCGGCGATTGTAATGAGACGGATTACGACGACATACACGAATATGTGACGGAACATTTGGACGCATGGATCAAGCGCCAAGAGCCGCATGTTTTGGAGGACCCAGAAGACGGGCCACAGGGGGGTCCCTTAGAGGGGGGGGCTTCGCCCCCCCAAACGTCGACTTCGTCGACGATACAATATCTGTTGGACATTCCGCAACCGGCGCAGCGAACGCCCGAATGGTATGCATTCCGCCACGACCATCTGACCGCGAGCAACATCTGGAAAGCCTTCAGCACGGAAGCCCAATGGAACAGCATCATCTACGAAAAATGCCAGCCACCCCGATCCTATGAAGGCCAGGTCAATCCGAATTCGCCCCTGCATTGGGGTGTCAAATACGAGCCGCTCACTCGCATGTTATATGAATATTACAACCACGTTCAAGTGGCCGATTTCGGCTGTATCGCACACGATACGATTTCTTGTTTGGCCGCATCGCCCGACGGCATCGTCGTTTCCCCGGGACCCCTATATGGCCGCATGGTCGAAATCAAGAACATCGTGAATCGATTGATCGACGGCGTTCCGAGCGAAGCCTATTGGATCCAAATGCAAGTCCAAATGGAATGTTGCAAACTCGATCTGTGCGATTTCGTGGAAACCCGGTTCAAAGAATACGGCGAAGAAGAATATCTGTCGGACAATGAACACGAGATCCGCGGATTCATGCTGCAATATGTAGAGGATCGAGCCATCAAATACGAATATTTGCCAAAAGAGTTGTGGGATTCGACGGAAGAAGAAAAAACGGCGTGGAAGACGGCGCATGAGACCCGGATCTGCGAATCGGCGACGTCATCGGAATGTCAAACACTCTATTATTATTTGGACGAATATTCGTGTATAACGGTCCGGCGAAATGCGCTGTGGTTTTTGGCGGCGACGGAACGGATCATGGAACTGTGGACGACGATTTTGCGCGAACGGACGGAGGGATACGAGCATCGGGCTCCCAAGCGGCGGACATTGGCCCTGCCGCTCCAGCTGATCAAACTGGACGAAGATGGCGAAGCCATATAAAGTTTTCGCGCATTCTATATAAAATGGACCGTCCTATTCGAACCGATAATGATACCGTGATAAACGCAAACTATATCCGCTGGATCCGCAGAGTCGCCGATTGTATGCATGTATGCTCGCGATTCGACGGCTGTGCAATAGGCGGATTCTTCGGTGATAATACACACAAGGTATGCAAATCGACGAACCCCGAGAATTATAAACGTCTGGAGGCATTATTCACTGAGAAATAACACCCCCCATTCGTCGATATAGGTCATATATATGGTCATACACCATATATATTGTGTGACAAAACCCAAATAAACCGTAAGCGGGGATCATTCCATATGAAACTCATCAGTTTCGATGTGGGCATAAAAAACATGGCATTTTGCATTCTGGAAAATGCTACGATTCAGTGTTGGACGGTGCTCAATCTCATGGCCCCCGCCGCAGAAAAACCCCAGTGCAATTGCGCGAAAAAGAACGGCGCCCTTTGCGGCAAACCCGCCAAATACCAATTTGGTGGCGATAAACAATACTGTCAGACACATGCGAAAACGTCCGCACGGTTGATGCCGCAAAAAGGCCTCGCCAAACTATCCCTGGAACAATTGCATGCCCTTTTGGGCTTGAACGGAGGCGGGAGTCTGGGGACCAAAAAGGCCGCATTGGAAGCCGTCGCCGCGAATTCGCTCACGAAGATCGTGCCCCCCAAGCAAAAGACGGCCGGTCAAACAGATCTGTTGGACATTGGCCGCGCCATCGTGCGCGAATTGGATCAGGTCGATTTGGCCGGTATCACACACGTCATCATCGAAAACCAGATCTCGCCCATCGCCACCCGAATGAAGACCATCCAGGGAATGCTGTCGCAATATTTCATCATGCGATTTCCGGAGGCGCATATCGAATTCGTGTCGAGTTCCAACAAACTGAATCATTTTCAGATGGACCGCGAAAAAACGGGATACAAGGCGAACAAGGCGGATAGTATCAAGATTGTCCGACAGTTATTATCGGCGAATGCCGATTTAGCGCGATGGACGGAGACGTTTTCGACGGCGGCCAAATCCGACGATTTAGCCGACTGTTTTTTACAGGGCCTCTGGTATCTGTCTAACAAAAAAATAATTACATATGCGGACGATTTAAAAATTAATAGTGTAGAAATACAATAATCATGGAAGAGATCAATCTGGATATCGAAGATTTAGGCGCATCACCAATGCCGTCGGTCAATTTCGGAGGCGGGCTCGAATTTTTGATGAATGATAAGAAGATGGCGTCGTCGATGAGTATGTCGGCGGATTTAGGCGATATCGACAAACTGGAAAGCGATTTGAACAAACTATCCGGAGTGGGGGGGTCCTCCGCAGGTGCAGATACGAAGACGATTGGTGGTGGCGGATTTAGTAGCTGGTTTGGCGGCGGCGGAGCCGCCGCGTCGGAGCCCGTGAAAAACGTCGTCCTCGAACCCAGTAGTAGTGGTGTTGGACAGGCCACCGTGGACAGCATGGGCACCACGAAGACGTGGGACGGATATACCAAACTTTCGGAGGTTCCGGCACCCTCGGCATCTAGCATGCGTCTAACAGATCGTGAAAAGAGGCGCAAGAAGCGCGCCATGTTGAACAAGCTGAGCGAATGGTATGATCGCGGCTACATCAAACAGATGCCGTCATTCAACATGGAATCGTCGTATGAAGAGGTCGAGGACGAGTATGAGGGCCATTTGGAAGAGCGCAATCGGACAAATGGTGTGAAGGTGTATGCCGACTGGTATAAGAATATCATACATACGCTCGAATATGCGAATTCGTTTTTCAATCCGTTCGATCTGAATTTGGACGGTTGGGGCGAGCATACGACGGAGGAGATCGAGGGCGGGTCATACGACGAGGTCTTGGGCGAATTGTATGAGAAATACAAGGGCGGGAAATTCAGTCCGGAGATCTCGCTCCTGATGAAGGCGGCGTTTACCGCGTCGTCGATCAACATTTCGAACAAAGTGCTCAGTTCTGCCACGCCCGGATTCAATGACGTGTTGAAACAGTCGCCGGAATTGATGGCGGCGTTCCGTAATGCGACGGTGAGTGCAATGAGTCAGCAGACGACGAATGCGGGACAGAGTATGGTGGCGAATATGATGCGAGATGCGACTTCGCAGGGGCCGATGAATGTGGGTCCGCCGCCACCGCCCATGGAGACGAAGAACATGCCTCCGCCTATGCGAATGCCGATGCAAATGCAGCAGCCTCCTCCACAAAATCGCCCCGATATCTCGATGGCCCGTGGTGCCGTCTATCGACCGGATGAAGACTATTCGGGACCGAATGTGATGAACACGCCGTCTGCCTTCTCGCAACATCAACAACACCAACAAACACAATTCACACAACCCGGACAATTTGCCCGGCCGGAAATGCGAGGTCCACAGGATTTAGACGGCATTCTCGCGGGATTAAAACCCAAGGCACCGCAACAACAGTATGCTGCACCTCAGCAAGCATATGACGATGCGGGCGAAGAATCCGTCATGTCGATCGCTTCGCTCAAAGATATGCAGAACATGAATATGCCGAAACGGACCAACCGCCGTAGAAACACGCCTACGAAAAATATGGTGTCGCTTGATCTATCGAGTTCATTGTAATGTAATTCGACCGTATTTAACGAATAGTGATATCATTTGATATCACTAATTATTATTATTATATTATTATATATGGCCATCGTCAGACGAAATATTTCGGAATTAACCGATCAAGAAAAAAACAAAATGTTTGAAATGTATGTAAAAAGTTATACAATGGGCAGACAAGAATTATGGTTCAAAACACCAGAAGAATTATTTGGCGAGCATAGTAGGTATAAATGTTTTATTACGTTTGATGATGAATACTTAACCGTATACGCAATGTATCAATTTAAGAGCAAATACAATAAGATATCGTTAGTATGTCATAACGGAAGTGACGAAGGCAAACAAAAATCAATCGAATTACGACATGCATTAATTACACAGCCTGGATGGATTTTAGAAGCAGCAGATAAAGTATCTTGGATATTACGAAAGCGTGGTTCTCCTGTAATAACTGAATATGATAAAATCGTCGACGCGTTAGACATAGATGTTAACAAACCGAATGACAGAATTGTAATGAATCCAAATTTCGATTATTCTTCGAAAATAACACACAGTTATACTCGTATCTTTATCGACAAAAATGGCAAAGAATATCATTCCAACGAAACATTATTTGGTGTTGAACCATGTGACTATCGTTATAGTAGCGATGATGATATATGTGGTCGAATGTGCACCAAAAAAGCCGGTGCAGCGAGAAGATCCATAAAGAGCCGTAGCCGTAAATATTCGCGTTCTAAGCGCAGAAACACTCGCCATCGACGGACAAAATAATATTATGTAGGATATTATTATTCTCGCGGGATTAAAACCCAAGGCACCGCAACAACAGTATGCTGCACCTCAGCAAGCATATGCGGGCGAAGAATCGGTCATGTCGATCGCTTCGCTCAAACATGAATATGCCGAAACGGACCAACCGCCGTAGAAACACGCCTACGAAAAATATGGTGTTGCTTGATCTATCGAGTTCCCTTAGGCGATATCTTACACATCTTACATATGATGATATGAGAAATATATCATCATTATATATTATGTCTGAAACGCACATAATCCATGGTTTAGAAAAAGTAGAAGTATTGAAACAAGATTTAATGCGTCGTTCAAATAATGACATGGCTACTGCCGACACAATGTCTGCAACGGATAAACAAATATTGAGTGTAGTTCATGAAAACAATGCCATGACGTCCGCAGTAGCAGAAACGCTTGGCCTGCAAGGTGAACATATGGACGTCATTGAGGGAATAATAGAAAATACAAACGCTTTTGTAAGACAACAAAACAAAGAAATTAAAGGTTTAAGAACAGAACTCAGTGAACTGAAAGAACAAATGAGTCAACAAACTGCTGCACTTCTCGATAAATTCGAACACATTGGATATAAACTCAGTGGACAAATCGCCGAGGTTGGCTTAGACGTAAAAGATGTCGGTCAAAAAGTAGACACGGTTGGCTTAGACGTAAAAGAAGTCGGAAAAGATGTGAAAATATCCATCGAAACCATAAAAGACGTCGGACGACAATTGTCTGAACAAATGAAACATTTTGAAGAAAGCATGAACGATCAATTCAGCAGAGTGCATGATCATCTCGGTGAAATGACAAAAAAACCGTGCATGTCAAAAATAATGGAGATATTGTATGGCGAACACGAGGATGCGAACGATCCGACCCGTGATGTATACATCAGCGATACGTTCATCACTTGCATTGTAGAAATCATATTCATGATCATATCTGTCATACAGAAAATATTTGACGCGTATCTCGTATTTCGGCGAATAATATTCGAACTGTTTGAATGTCTGAATGTCGGATCTGCTCTTGGACCGATATTGAAATTTTGCTATATAGTATTGTTTGAAATTACGATGATAAACTTACTCATAGACACGATCGCATATTTCTGCGGTATGGGAGATAATTTTTGTGTAAGTCGTCTAACTCTATCCATCACATCAGTCATCGACGCATTTATCTATATCTTCAATATGATAATGCACTTACTTAAGGTCAATCCGATCGTACAACTACTGTATGGTGTATTGGAAAAATATGGAATCGTCACATTCATCAAAACCAGCTACACCTATATCTATACGATTCTCGAAGGTCTGACATACATCTCATCCTATGGAAAAGGTGCATCGTCCATGTTCGGATTTAAAGGCGGAGGAGGACAAATGATACCCGCGGCAAGAAGTGAGATCATTCAGATGCTACGATATGGTCCTGCGTTCACCATCGACATTCGGCGGTTACTCAATATGCTAGCTAGTAAGAAATTCAATGCGTCGAGTTTCAATGCATACATAACAAACAACAATTTTGAGAAGACGTTTGTCAATATCGGCAACCATGTCCATAAAATGGTTCGATCCAATGCTATCCAACAGTATTATTCTCAAAATACGCCATTGAACCGTATGATAAGAATCATGTCTTTACTGAAAAAGAGATATGGTTGGACGGCGAAAAACTATCTATTTTTATCCAACTTGTCATTGCCTGCAATGCACGTAAAAAAATCTCACCACATACCTGGATTCAGCATTCGAGCCCCTAAGTTCAGTATAGGTAGTAGAAAAAAAGGCGGTAAAACCAGGCGAGGCAAGCGTCGAAATCAAACTCGCCGGAATCGACTATAAACAAAATAATATTGTGTAGGATATTATTTTGCAGGGTCACAAACATGCGGTTGGATATTATGGCCCAGGTGCAGGTCCACCAGCAGGGCTCTTAGCACCGCGCACCTTGAAATACATCAGATTGAGCATATAGTTTATGACGAGAGACATGAGAACACCAATGTGGAAAGAGTTGAACACGCCCGCACTAATTCCGACGCAAATAGCGAAAATGAACACATAGGAAATTCCGAAATTCATGCGGAAAAAGTCATACAGATCGGGTTTCACATCCTTCATCAAATCTTCGAGTTTCGCGGCATTGTTTCCACACAAGTGTTTGACAATATCTTCTGCCCTCAAGGCTTTGTCCACCTGGATAGTGACTCCGGCCAGAATGATCCATGCCAAGAAAAACATCGTCATGACGAGCATGCTGCCGTCCGATGCGGACACGCCCTTCGCAATGAAACTCATGACGGAATAGACGGCGATGATCGACAGAAAAATGTCGACGGATCGCAACCGGTTCGCACGCGACTGGCAATCGCTGAATTCCGCGGATTCGCGAATCATGCCCAACACCAAATATCGGTAGGCATATGGCGTGAGAAATGCGGCGAACATGACAGACAAACTGTAGGATGCGAACCCGGAGGCCATCTGTGTGGCCCCGCTGATTCCCATTCCCGCAGCGGCATTACTGTCCAATGGAATGACTAAATCCGCCTTCTGGGCCACGTCCGGATCGACCGTATCGATGGGCTGGCAATAGGCCGTCTGCGTCATGCCTTCGACGAATCCTTCGACGGTAGAGTCGCGCAGCTGAGGTCCAATGGGTTCCATGTGTAGGACAGAATACGCCGTATCCGTTGGACGAAAGAGATCGACCTTGGGGAAAACGGACAGGTCCATGGCGGTATAAATGGGCGTAGCGAGGACGACGACGGTCTGGTCATACAGATATCCCGGACTGTCGTATACGATGCAGCTCTGGCCATAGGACCGGATCATGGAATTCAGATCGAGCGAGAAATCGGAGTGGCCGATCTGATCGAGTGCCGTCTGTCGGTCGGTCCGTTTTAGGGGAATGCAGACGTAGAGGGGTTTGTAGCCGGTCGTAATGGGGGCATGCTCTAAAATGAGCTCGGCGTCGAAATCGACCCCGTCGAGTTTATGGACGGCCGCAGATAGATAGAGTTGTTTGACAGTATATTTGATTCCTTCGAAGAGGACGTTGGGACGGTTTTCTTGTCCGGCGAAAGTGAATGTGAACGTGCCGCGATGGATGTCGATGGGATAATAATCGAAATAAAACACGTCGGTGCCGACTTTATTGGAATCTAAACGGAATGACATTTATATATTCCCCGAAAAAAATCGTCCATAAAAAATCGTCTATAAAAATCTGGACAAAATATATATGGGGCGAAAAAGTCGTAAACGCGGCAATCGAAAGACGAAACGGCGATCGGATAGACGTGTAAAGACTCGCAAGGGTGGGCGTACACTGATATACAATTATAAACATTCTAGAGGTGAATATTCGTATAAAACGATGAAACTGAATGATTCTGATGAAAAACATATTGATAACAATGGATATATACCGATTGCCGTTGATAGCAATCATTTTACATTGAAGACGTTGTCTGATTTACTTCGCAGTGGTCATCATGAACCCAGAGATGTATGGTTCAAGGATTGGATCAACATATATAATAATCAGCGTAGCAAAATTCAGAAAATTCCGTTGGTGAAAATCGTTGCAAATGGACATATTATGCAATATGAAATACATGGTATTGATGAATCTAATATAACGCAGAGTCCGAATGAAATTGAAATCCAATTAATGAAAGCTGTATCGCATAAGAGAGGTGCGGAGGTAGCACAGATTCTATTGGACCCAAAGAATTTATTCTCGATGGAATTACGAAGAATCATTTGTAGTGGAGACTTTTCTAAGTATGTGAAACCTGTATTCGAAACTGAGTTACAAAAAAGGATAAAACAAAAAATGGGGTCTTTATCGGACCAATTAATCGATGAATTAGAGTATCAGATAAAACCAGTAATGCGCGATATCGACCAGCACATAGAAACGTATAAGCGGTTGGGAAAACTTAACATTATCAAAGGAGGCGAGCCTCCTGAGGAGCGACTTGTTGTACAAGGAGTTGCGACGATCAATCGCGAAGAAATACAACAAACGGCGGATACAATGATCCATGACATTATGAATGATATATTCAATGAAGCTGCTACAAAATATATTACAGATACTGTAAATAATGGAACTGCACCTAGGTTATATATTGGCAACAGGTTTGTATTGACTGTGATGCCAATCGAGTATAATGATGCTGGTGGGATCAATACTTCAGATACATTGATGGACAAACTAGTAATAAATTGTTTTGAGGATGGATTCACTTACCCGATTGGATATAAATATGGATTGCAACGTGACGAAAAATATATCTATCAGAGAGGTGATAATTTTAACGAAATTTGTCAAATGTATTATTTCCCATATGATACGACAGAAATAGATCCAAGTCTAAAAAAAACATTAAATATAAAAGACGTGCCAGATCCAACAAGAATTCCGATGCAATCCAAAGGTCCACATTTTTCTGCCGCCATCTCTGCAGCGAAAACTGCTGTGGAACAAGGTGCCACGATAAAAGCACAATCCGCCAAACTAAAAGAACAATCCGCCACAATACAAATCCTCAAATCGAAAATAGAACGACAGAAAAAGATTATTGTTGCACAAAAAACATTTATGGAGTTTTTTAAACATGTGAATGCCGCTCAACGGACAAAAATAACGGCCCTGATGAGCGAACTGTCTAAAGCAAAAGGAGCAATAGACACACTTAAAAGTGATGCAGCCCTCGCACAAAGTCAGATCACACACATGAATAATGAGATCGACCAAAAAAATAAAATTATTGCGCAGAATGAGAACACGATCAACGCACACGAGAAAACCATAGACCAACAGAAAAAAAATATCTTAGTTCAAGCCACCAACTTAGCGAAACAAGATAGACAATTCGAGGCTGACAAAGCCAAACTCACCGCGCAACTCACCGATCAACAATCTATTTCTCAACGTGCAGAAGATATGTTATTGGCTGAAATTGAACGATTAAATGACGTTATTAAAACACAGATTCCATTATCTGAATACGAAACATTAAAACATAAAGTAATTGAATTGGAAACTGAAATTTCAAGCTTGTATTCGGATGCAAATGAACAACCAAACAAGCTTGTAGAAATTGACATGCAGCAAATAGTAGAGGATTCTCGCGCGACTGCCGAACAAATTGCCAAGCTAGAACACGACTTACTCGTGCAACGAGGATTAACTGGACATGCTAAACGCAATGCCGAACGGTTGGGAAAAGAATTAACGGCGGCTCAACAATCCGCCGAACAGGCCGGAATGCGTGCCGAAGAATTGGGAACAAAATTAACGGCGGCTCAACAAGCGGTGACTAATGCCGAAGCGCGTGCCGCGGCGGAAACGCTCCGAGCCAATAATGCAGAATCTGACCTAGCAAAAGTCATCAACTCAATGAACGACGATATAACAAAATTTGTTACAGAATTCACAAAATATTACACTGCAGATCCATTAACCGTTCGACCAGATGAATATGCAAGTGCAGTATATGCGTTAAGATATTATCCCGAACAATTTGAAAAACAGGAAAATCCAATTGTAAGAGAAGTGTTTAAACGTATACATGAAGATAAATCACTACATAATAAAAATACTAATGAAATCTTGAAAGACGTAACAAATAAAATGCAGACATATTTAAACTTATTTAATAATTATAAACGTGGTAATATTGCGAAAGGTGTAGAGAAAAGCTTATACGATAGTGGTACAAAAATATTAAACAGTCAAGCCAAAGAAGATGAACATAAGAAAATGTTTGGTGTATATAATATCAATTCGAAAAACGTAAACGCACGCAAAACAAGATAAAAAGTAGCCACTTCACTTTGGATAGAATGGATCTAGAATCTCTCAAAAACACCATCGAAGCCCTCTCAAAAACCCACCAGCTCGAAATCCTCAAATTGCTCGACAAACACGAATCCGTCAAAATCAACGTCAACAAAAGCGGATCCTTCATCAATATGAGTATGTTGGACCCCGCCATTATCGAGGAACTCGTAGCTTACGTGGATTTTATCAATACACAGGAAAAATCCATCTCGAAACTCGAGCTGGAAAAAAAGGAAATGGAATCTTTATTAGTTGAAAAAGAAGTTAAAGAGTATTGGCCAGGTATGTATAGTTACGAAACGAAAT